CCAGCGGCAGACTGATTCAAGCTATGGATGTCGCCGTTAATAACAACTTCTCCGTAGTTACCATCATCCCAGTTAGCCATTCGATTAGCCAACAACCTAGCTTCTAGACCAGCAGCATCGATACCTACCATAACCCATCCTTCTCTAGGAGTAAACAAGGCTCTGGTTCTAGAGTCTCCTGATACCTGTTGTAGGTTGGGTTGTGATGCAGTCATTCTTCCGGTTACAGTTCCTTGAGTATTAACACTACCATGAATTCTATTATCTCTAGAGTTAACAGCTCTAAGTATCCAGTCAGATAACTGACTAAGCATCTTTATAGTATCAAAGTATCGTGCTAATGTTTTTGCTTCCGGGTAATTAAGATTCTTAAGTACCGCTGAATCAACCTTTGGATTACCCTTATCTGTTTTAGGGGCAACCCATCCATATTTCTTACCCAGTCTCTCAGCTATTTGTTTTCGTGAGGCAGGGTTAAAGTGTGTTGTCTTATCTTTAAGTCTCTTACCTGTCTTATCTGACCATCTCTCCTCCACAATAGGTGGAAAGATCTCACTCATGTCATCTTCAATCAAAACCTTTTCCATAAGCAGGTCATGCTCAAGTAAACTAGCAGCCTCGATATCAAAACCAATACCATTATTAATCTGCCCAGCTATGATAGAAGCTACATCATGCTCAAGTTTAATAGACCTCTTATTATCTATAGCAAAGCTTACTTGGTTATCGTATATAAGTTTTGTTACGTTAACATCCTGAAGACAGTACTTCAGCATATCTTCGTTGTACTTATCAAAGCCAAGGATATACTCTATCTTTTCTTCTCCCAGATGAATACCCCAAGCCTTGAGAGAGTTACCTCCGAAGGGGTGGTTCTGTCTATCTGGGTACATAAGACGGGAGACTGTGAGTGTATCATATTTCTTAGTATGAATTGGTCCATACAATCTTTCCAGCAAAGGAACATCGTATAATATTATATTATGACCAATAATAAGATCAGCCGATCTTAACATCTCAACTCCCTCTTCCATTGTACTCTCATAAAAGAACCATACTTGGTCAGTATCTAGATCGCTTACAACCATACACCATACTCTATCTGCTTCCGGTATAGCTTCGTCACCTTTAACAGTAAGCTCAGTTAAACCATTAGCTTCAACATCAAACACTAATCTTTTCATCGTTTATCCACATTATTAATAGCCTCAGAAATATCCACATCTCCTAACTCAAGGAATTGGACTAGTTCCTTAATCTCTTTCTCTGGGTTCTTCAACATATCCTCAAAGTAAACAGGGATTGAGGGTATATCATAGTTCATAGCTAAGCTATCAAGCATGATACCTTGTGTTGTTTGCATAGTCATTACATCTAAGTATGTTTTATCCTTATACCACTCGGTAAAGTTTGGACTCTTTAGGTTATTCTCTTCTGCTATTTGAATATCAATCTTAGCTAGGTCCATCATACTCTCTGCTTGTTTAACTGTATCTTTTCTCTTACATATAATCATCTTCTCGATATCATTTGTTTGGAGTTCAGTAACCAATGCTCCAGTAATCTTTATAACATGACCAATATTCTGCTCTCCGAAACCCTTCCTACAATGATCGATTATTGTTAGCATATCTAACTCCCAATAACCTTTAGGATTAAAGCTCCTCGCCTTCTTATCTAGCTCAGGACTAGCCTTAACCTTAACATCTGTGTTCTCTCTATTAACAATATTATATGCACCCCAGAATAAGTGCTCATCGTTATCTACCTTGGGATCCCCAACTAAGGGAACCCCAAGGTAATAAAGAGTCTGCATCATGAGACTAGAACCGCAACGACCTGTTCCGGTAACTAGAATCATATGTTATCCCAATCGTTAACGACATTACCATCACCATCAAAGGCGAAGTCTAATTCACTTAGCCTTCCGCTTTCGTGGTCATAGTATAGACACGCAGCAACACCTGATCTACCTGTTAGTCTGTTCTTTAGAACCCTAACAATAGTAGTGTTGCTTACCCTGTCATCAGGATTCTGTCTGTCTCTTTCCAAAGCAATAACAGTATTAGGTACGGAAGATAACGAACCCGAGCCACGTAGATCTTGTAGTGTGATTCGTACTCCCTCTTCATATGCTTTAGTAGTTTTCTTTAGTTGAGAGACAACATCAATATGAACACCCGTTCTTGAGACCAGTGCTCTTAGCTCTTTCATAATATTATCTATTAACAATCTTTCAGAGCCTCCTCCATCGAAGTCACTACTATCATTTAATAGTCCAGCAGCAGCAGCAGTGATATGATCAAGAACAATTACATCAACATCAAGAGACACGGCCATGAACTCAATACGAGCACATAGATTCTTGAGTCCACTGTTGCCAAGATGATCATAGATATATAGGTTAGATCCTTCTAGTTTCTTTCTAGCATCTGCATACTCTTCATCAGTTAGATCACTGATGATATCAATACTAATCGGATCCTTACCAAGCTTAGCTCGAAGTTCATTCATAACTTTCTTCGCTCGGATAGCTCGTACAGGTTTATTAATTAGTAATGATATCATGTCATCAACAGTTTCTTGAGGAGATTCCTCAAGCATAATAGCACCAACACTACGACCTTCTTCAAGGTGGTGGTGGATGATCTCTCTTAGGATAGTTGACTTACCGGAACCAGTTCCAGAAGCCCATAGTGTAACCTCTCCGCTTCTCTGTCCCAATAAGTAGTCGGATAAAGAATCAAACGGGAATGGGTAGACTTTAGTATCCTCAAGAGAGTTGATTGTATTAATTTGAGAAACATGTACAATCTCATCTGGTGAGTATTGTTGTGCTTCCCACATGGCCTGAATAATTTTTCGGCCCTGATTTTGAAGTAGGCATTCATTCGGATCCTTATATGGAAGCGAAGCTACCTTACATTTACCGGGAGGTAATAACTCAGCTACTTCTTTAGTTGCGTCTTGACCAGCATCATCCATGTCGAACATGAGAATGACTTCTTCATAGCTGGTAACGAACTCAAGGTTATCCTTAATAGCTCTAGCAGCTCCTGCTGCACCATTAGGTAGACTAACTACTGGCCACTTAGTTTCCATTAGTTGTCCTACTGTCATGCAGTCAATTTCTCCTTCGGTAATTACAAGCCTCTTACCTTTGGTGCTCTTCCAAAGGTGTTGTCCCCACAAGGGAACCTTAACTGTGTCGCCTCTCCACTGGAAGGCTTTGTTTGGGCCTCTTAATTTCTGAGCAACAACCTTACCATCACGAAAGAAGGAGGCAATCTCTACCTTCTTACCTTCCTTGGTAATAGTTTGATACCCATAGAAACGAGCAGTCTTCTCTGTTATCTTTCTGTCCCCTACACCAATAACTTCTCCAGCGAGAAACTTAGTTGGGGACTTCTGTACTGTAGTAGACATATTTGAATATGCTCCTTCATGATGGCCACAGGCAAAACAATGTTTGCCGCCATCTTCATACACACATAAATTATCTCGGGAGGTGTCCCGCCCACTGTTAGCGCAGGCGGGACACTGAACCCGGTCTTTAATCTTTGACATTTCAACTCCTATTTAGAACAAGTTGACCATGGCATCTTCTTACAAAGCCAGCACCACATCTGCTTACCGACAAGAGCACCGACACCAAACAACGTAACTGAATAAAATACGGTTCCTAATGTAGAATCCATCCAACTCATCATAGTTTAATCTCCTTAATTTTATCGTTTGTAACTATCCTCCAAACGATTCTTCCTGCCCACACAAGACTGATTGCTCCTGTTGCAATCGCAACTGGAATGAAGAACCAGTCTGCGTATAATGCTAATGCATAATTAATTAAGATAAAAATCACACCACCAATTAGCGGTCTCCAACCTAGTGTTCCTCTAGATATTACTAACAAAGCAATACCAGCTAAACAACACAGGCCACCTAGCCAGCCAAGCATGGGGCTGCAAGCATTGTTAACCCCTTGTTGTACTGACGCAGTAATACCATCTAATGGTCCCGTTACTGTCCGTGATAAGCTACATCCAAATAACATAGCACACGTAACACATAACGTTAAAACTTTCCACATATAACCCCCTCCTATTGTAATTGGTCTACACCTAATATAAAGTATCCATCCTCCGTAGGCTTGGTCCATTGTTTAACAGCGTATACTTCAAGAATCTGTGTATCATCTTCCCATAGTTTACCATTTAAACAATCAAACACAGCTTTAATATAGTTATCTATATCAGCTTTCGGAGACATAAGTTTTGTTTTCTTCGGTCTCCTAACAAACAGTTCCAGATCAACTTTAAGCGGTCCAGTATATAAGTCAAAGTCGTTACCAAGAATCATAGGTACCAACTCTATCATCTCCTTCCGGAAATATTTATAAGGTCCAGCAAAGTAGGCCCCACGTTTACATAAGCGAGGCCTACTCGCTGCGACCGGACTAATCGGGAACAACCACTCAGGCATTAGATTGGCAGGTCTTCATCTTCCTTGTCTTCGACAGGGGGGATGAAGTTTGAACCATCAAAACCATCAGTGGCATCGAATCCACCAGTATCCATAATGTTCTTCTCGATAATCTGGCATCCGTTAAGATACAGACTAAGAGAATCATCTCTTGTTAAGATAGCCGGAGCAAGACGAAGCCGAACCTTATCACCACCGAACGGAACAGCATCTGTTCTGTTAGCATGGGCATCCCTACAAGGGAACGTTCGAACATTCTTCTTAACAAAAGCCTTGGACTTAACCTTCAGAGTTGTACGACCTTCATCGTCAACCTTGAGGCCGTTAATCCTGCTTGCGTTATTTTCTGAAACCATTTCGTCTAGCTTCTTCTGAAGCTCATCATCAACAATAATTGTGATGTTATGGTTAGACGAGTCTTCACCAAACTTATCGTCTGGGGCGTGAAGGTGAGCCCAGATAACATCCAGCGTCTCAGTAGTAAAAGCATTAATCTTCATCATCATGTTCATCCTCTATTTCTCCTTTGGTAATATTTTCTTCCATAGATTTAATTGAATTTTCAATGTGATTTACTAACCCCAACAACGAGGTAGCCACATGAGTTAAGTAATTCTTTACCTCTGCATAAGTAATCCATACTTGTTCCTTCTCTTCAGCTTCTGCAAGGCTTCCCTTTTCATCAACAACCTCAGCCTTCCAACCTTCATCGGTTTTAATTTCTGCTTCCGACATTAATCCATTACCTCCATATAGGGGTGTCCATCAATTATTACTCCAGCCCCATTGACTGGCTTCTTTAGAAAGTTCTTACCATAATACATTAAGATGTGGTGTTTGTCAACCCCACAAGGTACATTAAAACCAAATATTTTATTATCATTAGAACCAAGTAGCCAACACAAGCTTCCTGTTGAGTGAACGTGTCCACTAACAGTACTCTGTGCTCTAGTCTTAGCTGCGTTGAAAGCAGGTGAAACACCAGAGTTAGCACCAGTCCCATGAAGATATCCTACACCATCAATTACCCACTCGTACTCCCATTCCCAGTTGGGTGTATTAAAGATTGTTTTATAATCCTTTAGATACATAGCTGGGATGCCAGCATTAGCTGATAATCTATAAACTCTTTCATCGTGGTTTCCTATACATACTTTAGCACTAGGAAAGGCTTTCTTCCATTCCTTTAGTTTTTCCATACTTCTGTGATACTCAGCCACAGCTGCGTCAGCATCTGGGTGTTTCTGGTGAAAGGAAATAGCATGGTGATCTAATACATCACCTATGAAAACAACCTCGTTGGTTCTATATTTTTTGCGAAGTCCCTTACAGAAATCCAAATAGTCTGATCGTTCAGCTGGAAGATGAAGATCACCTATAACCAATACTTTAGTCACAAATAATATCCTCCTCGTAATCGATATAGTCATCATCATCTTCCAAATCTAAATTAGTATCGATGATAAGACCGTCCCAATCCTCAACAAAATGAACGTAATACTCAAAGTCATTAGTATCTATCGGCATAATCTACTCTGGTTCTGGAATTATTAAGGTTAAATTTAGGCCAGTATCTGTTGGAACTCTTTGAACAACAAACTCTTTAAATAAATTAGCCATAAAAATAGACATTAGTGCCTCACTTGGGAACGAAAGATTCAAAACCTTTTCATCCTTACCCTGAAGGGCTAGTTTAACAGTGTACTTCAGGCCGTGTTCCATGTCAGCCTCACTTCCTATTAGCAAATGAGTCATGCTTTCTCCTTTACGCAAAGAAATAATCTGATTGTAAAACTTCCTCAAGCATAAGCTTGCCCCGTGTTGGAACGTCGGGAAGTTTAATTCCTAATTGGTTTTCAACCTCCTTCTTGAAGTTTTCTAGTTGGTTTGTCTTATGAATCTTAACAAACTCTTCTCTTAGTAGGTTTCTCATATCATCTATATAATTAGCATGGCACCCGAAGGAATCATGAATCATACAGAGGTCTATTATACCACAGTCTATCAGTCTGTCAATAGTTAAAAACATATGAGCAGCATCTAAACTGTGTATAAAGTTAGGGGAGATAGCTTGTAAAGAATCACGCGGAGCCACATCATTTGTCTTAACATAGAATATAAGTTCCTTCTTGTTAAACAGATGAGCAAGAGATCTCCTCTTCTGTTGTTTATTATACTGGTGAACTACTTTAAACCCACTGGGGGTTGTCCACTCAACGTGTTTGTTAAGCTTGTTAGCTTCTTCAATAATAGATTTTAAATATTGTTTGCCTTTGTTTGGTCCACTTAATGAGCGGTCAAGGCTAGCTTTAATAGCTCGGGCCAGCTCAACAATAGCTGCACCCTTCTTCTCACGAGACACCCAGTCGAGGTGTCCCTCTTCTTTTAGGTATCTCTGTATTCCATAGAAAGTAAGACCATACGGTTCACACATTGTGCTGCGCTTTGTTACCTTCCTATCAATTTTATTATCCCAAAACTCTAGAAACTCACGATACCAATCGTTGTCGCTACTAAAGTTAGTGCAATAATCAGTAGTAACATCAGCTACATACTGGTATAGATCGTGCGGTTCGTCTGAAGGAGTTACCCCAGTCAGCTTAGCAATATCAGTGTCGCCCATGATAGAAGACCAGTGTTGGTTGCCGTTACATTTACCATCGATCTGTACAGGTACATAACTCATACCATCTTTCCTAGTAATGTCAAAGATCATTGCCAATCTTTGGAAAGACTTGTTCTTCTTCTTGGAATCATCAATCCATTCTTTATTTCCATATGGATCTTGAGATATACGTTCAATCATGTCCCAGTTATCGTCAACCCATTGTATTCTTTTATCAAAGGATACTTTATCTTGGTCAAACAGGTTAGCTAGATATATTTTCTGCCAATACCTACCCCTCTCGGTTATCTTAACACCATTAGCAAACCTAATCATCCCCCTATCTAGGTCAGATGATTGGGGGGACAGCAACTCACAGGTTGTGTATGCCCTGCCCCTGAAATCTAGGGTGTAGACATGATAGAAAAACCCCCAAGGAATAAGATTCTCAGCCAGCTGAAGACGTATTAACATCCTTCCGCGAGCTTGTTCTTGCTTATACCAATCACTCCAAGCTTCCTCTTGGCGTTGACACCAGATAGCCTGTTGTTCTTTTGACCCATCTTTAGGGTACTCCTCATTATACATGAATTCTTCGAACGAAAAGTAGGGTAGATTAGCTAGCCCAGTATTGTTCTTAAACAGGGATTCCATCACCTCTACTACTGGTTCATTGATAGACCACTCTGTTTTCATCATGTGATTCAAACCCTTAACAACCTTTAAAGAAGGGCTCGAAAATTTTTGGTCCCTTTTTTGGTCTCCAAAGAAATTAGATCTAAACTTCTGGACCATAGGTTTCCTTAGGTTGGTATGTATATACCCACCTGTAGATATTGTAGTATGGTCTTCGGGGATAGACAACATAGGTCTATATATTAGTGTAGAGTTCTGAAGAACATCGTGTCTTTTGTGTAGCTCTCTAAGAACATCGGGATGAAACTCAACCGATAGAAATTTCTTATAAGAATTACCTCGTTTTATCATATGAGAAGTTAAGATAATTATATTAGAAGAGGCAGCTATCCTAAGCATGTTATGTCCGAAGTCATGCCTTTGTTTAATTGATAGCTTAACATTTTTGTCCATCTTATCGGCAAATGCACGGCATCTCTTAGGTGTCCAGTTCTTTATAAACTTAGATTGTCTTAACCAATCATCTCTGTTATCTTCCTTAGCTCTTTGGAACGCAATAATATCACAAGCGTCATGAGATATCTGTGTAGCTAAGGTTTGTGCTAGAGGGGGGATAACTTTATCCTTTTCCCACCTGTATCCCCAGAAGGTACTAGAGAACCAGCTTCTAATCACAGCTCTTATAGTTATGTCAGCCATCTTCTGCGGACCCAGCTCAAGTAAGGGGTACAACCATTGAGGTGACTTACTTGATTGACACACCCTATCAATCCACTCCTGAAACACTTCTCTTAGTTCTACAACAGAAGAATCAATAAGTTCTTGTTCAGGTATGCCCTCATCGGGAGCGCGCTCATAGTCTGACCAATATCTAGACTTACCATACTCAAGCATCTCTTGTTCATACAAGATCTGCGAGTTCTTTCTCTCTAACTTAGCGTCATCAGTTAAGGTATCCCATTTCATATAGAATTGTTCTCCCAGAATTCATCCACCTTCTTATTATATTCTTCCTTGGTAATCTTCTTAAAAGCAAGCTCCCAATTAAGATCATATATTTCCTTCGGAATGTTTGAGTCTCGCTGAGAATCCCCCTTACCTGCGCTAGAGTTTGGTGTATATAGTTCTGGTTTCCAGATTCTACTACCACCTCTAGCTTGATGTAGTTCATCTTTTCTATGCTTCTCCCGTAATTTCCTCCAGTTTTTATGCGCATTAAAAGAACCACCAAAGTTTTGATCGTTGGTTTCAATCGATAAACTTTTCTTTTTCCTTGCCATAATACCTCCTCTTTAAACTTACTAAGGAGAAGCGTGGGAGCAGAGCACTTCGGATACAGTAATGTATCGCCCGCAGCAGCAGACCACGCTCCCCCCGTTCAGTTACGTGGGATTAACCCACAAGTTGAAGAGCAGAGCGGAACACTTTAGTAGAATCTTTAGCATTCGTACCAATCAAGTTGCTATAGGCAGCAGAAGCGGGGGTCTTCTTACGTCCTCTAGTAGCAACGCGGTGCTGAATGTGATTCGTAACAGAGTTCGCTGCAATCCAAAGATTTATACCAAAGTCTTTGGCTTCTTCCTCAAACGTATTAGTCCATGAAGAAATCTCAACAGCAGCCTTAACCTTTTCTGCTTCCTCTTCTTCATTGGTGGGGTTGTTAACAATAGTTACATCGTTAAGCATCTGATATACAGACACGAAGAACTTCTTAACATCCTCTACCGTGGGCTCAGTACGGCCAAGAACTTTGACAGTATTCTCAAAGAATGTACCTACCTCATTGTAACGCATGACAGCATCACGGGCAGCATCCATCTTTTCTTCCATATTACCAGCATGTTTAATACTGATCTTGTTAGTAGCTTTGTCAGCCTGACCAATAACCATATCTAGTGTGTTCTTACATACAACACGTACAGATGTGGGTAGTGCGGTCATAGACATACTACCATCATGACTCCAGAATAAAGCCATGTACTTATTAACTGCATCATTATAAACAGCATCAAACGTTTCTCCCTTAAGGAGTAAGTAAACCTTTGAACCGTTCTGGACTGAGCCTGCCGACTCAACCTTTACATCCTTACCGAAACACTCAGCAAGTCTGAACACTTCCTCATTCTGAAGTACTTTGTAGTTTGATCCTACAATACCCAGAATATCAGAAGTATCTTGTCGTATAATAGCATGATGATCATCACTATAAGACATAAGTGGAGTGTTGGTAAGGATACCATTACTCTTGCTTACTTTCCAACCAAGGTCGGCTTGCTCAAGTGCATCACTAATACTAAACGGATTCTCAATTACCTTACCAAGGCCGTGCCATGCAGGCTTAGCAAAGTATACTGCAGAATCATTCTCCGTCATCTCGTGTGACATTAGTATCTCCTTCTATATTGTCACTCAATAAACTTTCCCAATCTTTATTTTCCCACTGTTGAAGAATACCTTTAGTTTCTCGGCGGGACTTATAACTCTTAGTCTTTCCTTTTGGTTTATCGTCTTTCTTTGGCTTCCTTCTCTTCTCTTCTCGTCGCACGATCTCCCTCCTCGGTTGATAGAATATATTCTAATACATCACCCACTGGTATCCAACCAGCAGTTTCATGTAAGACGAAACCATCGTCTGTGTAATCACAAATATATCCAGTCCGAAGTAAGGAATCAAAAAGAGTAGAAGTTATAGTAACTTGTATTTCCATTTATACCTCATAAACCTTATACTTAGCTACGTAGTGTGGGTGATCATACTCAGCTGACTCTAGTTCAGCCACCCAATCGAGTTCTTGATCGGTTTCAATGTCTCGTAGATAGCCTGTAATATTTACATATATCATCTCGTCCTTGTCAGTAGTGTATTCTACCATAGCCACATCATCTGTCAAGCGCATTCTCATACATACATCATTTTCTTTTGATCCATGCCATTCGTAGGTACCAATCCCCTCATCTTCATAAGCATACTCTAGCTGTTCATTAATCTGATCTCTTACATCATCCTCAAGTAATATCGTCATCGAATCTCCTAGCTTTATAAGTAGCCTTGCTATCTTTATTCAACCATTGAACATCTGCAGTAGTGGATTGTCTGGTAGGATATATAGCGGGTAAGTCTACCCAGTCTACATTATCATCCCAGTAACCACCATCAGTTAGCCATCCTTCTGAAGCACCTGATACCCAGATACCCCATTCTTGCTTAGCCATTATGGTTCTCCATTACAAACACAATACACTGCATATAGAATCGCACATGCAGGTAGTAATAACATTATAATTAATACAGGTATAGGTATCATAGCTGTGCCACCCATAGAATCCCAAAGATACCACAAGCAACTACAATAGCAATAATAACACCACCAACAATCCAAAAGTTCCTTTCTTTCCTACGTTCACGGGCTCTTTCTTGCCACGATGTAGTAGTTGTACGAGGAACCATATCATAAGAAGGGTAGGGACTGTTGTCTTTCTTTATTACCTTCTTAAGCATTTCCTTTTGCTTTCTCTTAGTATACATCTCATTCCAATAAGCCATTGTTGTTCTCCTTAATAGCTCCGGTGGGACTCGAACCCACACTGTATGGATTTTAAGTCCACTGCCTCTGCCAATTGGGCTACGGAGCCAAACACTCCGGGCAGGATTCGAACCTGCGACCCACGGTTTAGAAGACCGTTGCTCTGTCCCCTGAGCTACCGGAGCAGCATCAGTAGGATCTCCAGTGTTCTTCGTCTTCGGTTTCTATAAATGTAATAGTTACCTTCGATGGCCTACCTTCATCGTTGAACTCAATCTCAACAGGGTAAGCTCCATCACCGTATCCACTAGAGACAGCGACACCAACGCCGTGTCCCAAGGGTGTCGATACACCCTCATGGGTATGCAGTTTATCACAGAAGTCCATCCAATCAGTGACTCTGTTAGTTGCATTATCACCCATGACATAGCACGGGTCGCCAATCCAGATAAGACCAGCATCAACATATACTTCTTTAGTCATCTGATTTCTCCTTCTCTTCTTCTGCAATTCGTTCAACCATATCAAGTGCTTCGTCGAATGCAGATGCTTTCTGTTCTTTATCTTGTAGTTTCTTGGTTGCCCAAGGACATTCATCTATACTATCCACTTCCCAGTCACGCATCTCACTATCATCGGCTTCCCAGCCTTCCCAGTCATACTCCCAAGGGTCATTCATAAACAAATCCTCTGCTTCATCCTTGGTTTCTGCCTCGACTATAGCGTAACACTTTCCCCATGATGTTTCCGAATAATGAATTGTGATTTCAAATGCTTTCTTCATCTTCATCCTCCTCAACTTCAAACCATTGAGCATAGTATTCAACTAAGTTATCAATACCATCAAGACTACCGCAGCCATCACGGCCACCGCATTGCCAATAGAAAGTTTCGGCTACTTCCATCCAATGCTTAGCCTCACGTTCTGCCCAGTATACTTCCTCGTTGAAGTCAGACTGCTTACGCCTTTCGTAGTATTCATCACCATCAGGTGGTACACCCCACATAGCAGAGCTGGGGCATGTACCCCACATGTCAGGCTTATCATTCAGATTCATCATCTTCTAACCTTTCAGCTACAAGTTTCTCAACAGCACTACGGAAGTCATCTTCATAGGCACAGCCATGTCGATCCATCCAGTCTTCCGCCATTACCTCGACATCAGACTCAAGATCTCCTGCTATGTTCTCACCGATCTCTTCAAATGCCTCTTCCATTTCATGGTCAGTTGCTTCCAGTTCATACTGGATCTCCCGCCAGATATGGGTGCTGGGCATGTAGTGGTTCACGATATATTGTAAATCATAAATCATACTCATTAGTTTTTCCGTCCTTTTCTACGGAGTCCATACTTATTCTTCTTAGAACGACGGGGCTTACCCTTCTTTCTAATGTTAGCAATGTGTGACATATCAGCAATTGTTTGCTTAGCCATTGTCAATATCCTCTAAATAAAGCATACTTCGAATCATACATAAAGGTATCTTAGTTAAGTGCCCACATTCTTTGTCACCAATAGAATCCGTGACAGATATATGAGTTGAGTACTCTCCTATAAGAAAGCCTACGGTTTGCATAATAGGGGGAGGAGATTCAATAGAAGACTTAAGATCCTCTAACTCCTGCCATCCATTATCACCTATAGTTTCAGCATCAATCCACAATATCTTTACTATAGGGTTTATTATTGCGTTCATATTGAAGCTCCTGAAACTTTCTAACACTTTCGTGTATAGGTTCATAACCTATATAGCCATATTCTTCCAACCAATTAAGAACATTACCGTCCTTGTTTGATTTAAACACTAAGGTTTCCCATCCTCCATGATCTCGGGCAAGTATACGCGAAACCACATAATATTTACCCTTGATCATATGAAGTTCCTGTCTCTCTTTATCGACAAGATCTTCCTTCATACTTAACTCTTTTACAAAAGTTTCCATATTACCATACTTCAAACCCATCTCCACAGTTGCGGAGGAAAGTTATCCATTCCTTTATATGTTCCCATCGAGTACCGTATGCAGACATTACATCTACCTCAGGTTCATCAACAGGATTAACGAAGCGATGTCCGCCATGTTCATTAGGCTCTCGTTCAATCCACATATCGAGATCATCGAGTTCCTCTGGTGCGTATATCTCTTCTGTTGTTGCCATCTCATTCCAATCAAGCCATTCTTCCATAAGGTCTGCCATCTTCTGGCATACCTCTTCAGAGCGAGGACCGCCGCCACTATTCTCTGCCATAAGATCCCATTCTTGATGGGTCAAATGATCAGCAGCACCACTGTTAGCCATAGCTACACATAAGGGTCGCCATGACCAGCAGTTAGCACGAAAGTACTCACCCTCTTTAGTCTTAGGATTAACTCCTACTACGTCCATGCCCATTTCAGGCTCCTTTGTTAAACTCTTTTTTCCATTGCATATAAACAGGAGGTAAGTCGTTACGTCTACGAGTCCCCACCTTAGGGGTTGCAGAAACAAACTTACCTTCCTTATCGGTTACATGATCCCAATCCTCAGCATATGCCTCAATAGGAAGATACAAATCTATCTCACCATTAAGATGCATATATTGTAGGGAGTTGAGATCATTACAATCTTTACAATTAAACCTATTACCGTTGATCTTGATAGCCTTACCCTTATAGGTAAACTCAGAACCAACAGGCTTAAGGTTATCCTGAAGCCATTTCTTCAGCATTACTTACTCCTTACAGGTTGATTGCAGTGAAGGATACAGTCGATCCTTCGGTGGCGTTCTCGTATACCTTCCTATTATAGAAAGGATTCTTCACGCTGTCAACCCCTCGAAAGAACTTCTTTACATTATTATCTGTACGAATCTGGAACACATAGCCCTTGATTGGGACATGTGTATCTTCAATATACAGATCATAATCTGGGTACTGATTCAACAGGTTGTTGATTGCAGCTACCCCTAGTTCTACCTCGGTTCCGTTGAACCAAGTCTCCCAGTCACCTTCATTGTCATGGCACGCTTCAACAGAGAAGCTAGGCACATCAAATCCAGAAACTCGGGAACGTACTGTAATGTTTGGATACATCATTATTATTCTCCAAAGTTTGAATTCATCTCCACACCTACGTTAGCGTGAAGTTTCTCAAGTTCGTTCAATCGACTGAAAGCCAAGGATCGTACCTCAGTCTCAGTCTTATCAGTGTCAGTTACATTAGGGAAACTCTCTCGAATTTCCACAGGGTTACCAAAGCCGTCTACGGTATTATACACGAAGACACAATAGGTGTTATCATTCATCATCATTTATCTCCTAGATACCAGTCAAGAAACTCAAGCTCTATCCAATGCTTATGATCCTCTATTGAGTATACCATGGAATCTTCGTAAGTATGAAGCATAGCATGGAGATCCCATTGTTCGGAATCGAATCTTTCTTTGTATTCCTCATATGGAATCTCAGTCCACGTACCCTCAGTGAATTGGGTAGGTAGATTGCTGGCAAAGAAATACTCATCAGAAATTGCATCAGAGATCAATTCCTTGGCATTATCGGGGGCTTGCCATACCCAATTCCGATACCCGTATTCTTCGTCTACTAAAACTGTAAGCATAACTGCTCCTTTGAAATAAACTAGCCCCGTGGGAATCGAACCCACTAGTCTTTAGTTTTTAGGCTCTACGTCACCCTACTTACCCTAGACACGTAGAATGTAGTCACCTCGACAGGGCATTAGATTGTTCCAGTGTATTACCAGTTATACTACATACGCGACGCGCGTAGTACATTACATACTATATTTCGCCATATGAACGGGAGTCGAACCCGTATCTCTGGAATGTTAGAGTAGTTTAGTGTCATGAGGCTTATATTGCCTTCCCATAGAGTTACCGCTCTTACTCAGGACAAGTATATCGACCCATCCCGAAGGTTCCCGCCAAGGGTAGTGGCGCTATCATTCCTTATAAAGATGACACATTTGCTACTCTTGGCTGCATCTAAACCTCAACCTAGCCCCTTCAACCGTCCAACATTACTAGGCATGTCTATATAGTTCATAGTGCAGAGGATTAGGCTACACAACCGTCAGGGGTGGCTCAATTAGTCTCACTTGGCTAGCACAATGCAAGCCCTAATGATACATCACATGAAGCGGTCTATGGCAGGGTCATGACTCCCTACATCCCTTTGTTCTCACACGTGTAAAAATGGAGGCGGGCGGAGTCGAACCGCCGTCTTCGAGAGTCCGACATGCGGAGTTCTCTCGAATCTAAACCAAATCACCCCCCATAACGCGGAAGCCAGCGTGCTACCAGTCATAACACTACTAGGCCCAAGGTGCGACCTTGGCGTAACCTAGACAGGATTCGAACCTGTTCTACTGGACTCTCCTTGTTGATTGTTGACCGGCAGGATTCTCTATACCTGCAACCGAGAGATATCGTAAAGATATGGTCACCTCAGTACCAGCGTGATCCCAGTCAAGGGAATGCCCTAAACCACTTGGTCGTTGGGCAGACTACCACAGTCTACGCTTGTGCCTTAGGCTCCGATGTCAGAAGCCTTATTCAGCCACGGTCTACCCCCGTCGGGGTGTGTTGAATGTTGGAGTAGTTTCAAGTCATGAGGCTTATATTGCCTTACCATAGAGTTACACACTCTTACTCAGGACAGTGGTGATGCATCCCTCCCAATATTTATACAGGTAGGGAGAATCCCCTGTGATAGTTGTCTCCCCGCATCCTATAGATGCTACGAGGAATTCACAAGGCTCTCCGAAGATAGCCTATACCTCTCTAAAGGGAGAAAAGGTGTACCCCCGTTATCGAGGGGTACACCGAAGTTTGTCGAAAAAAGCAGATGCCCGTAGATCAAGCCTTCTTGTCGGATTTCTCTTCCAACAGGGTAATCTTGATCCCACACGCTTCTAATTCCTTCTGAAACGCGGGTCTCTTCTCGCATGCCTTCACAGCACGGGATATCCAACGGTTCATTGCCAGCTTACCCCACTCTTTATCCTTCACGCCCATGACATTCCTAGCAGAGCACAGGTTATCCTTGATCGCCTTCTCGCTATACTCACGAGTAGGAGACTTCTTGGACCGCTCCGCAGGTGTCAGGGGTGTGATTTCGTATTCGTATGTCATCACAGACCTCCGTTAACCTTAAGTCTAACCTCAGGGTACATACACATAGTATGTAAACCCAATAACAATAACAATACAGACAAACTAAGCTTCAAACTTAGCTCATACTATACTATTATACCCATGTATACCGCCCACGCACACAAGTGCTGCTCACACAGCAACTTACCACGTGCCCCGGCGGGCATAACAGAGTAAGGGATACTGAGACAGGCGGAGCCTGAGCTAGTGTCCCACGGATTACAAGGCGGAGCCTAATCTATACTCCACAGTTGCACATACACGTTCCATATTATATATGCAGGGCGGAGCCCCTGTAAAGACAGGCCACACTTGACTAATAAATAGTCGGTTCAGAAAAGCCCCCCTGAGGAATCTCACCTCAGAGGGGTGGAGTTTATTCAGTCTTTACTTAAGACTTAACCTACCACTTTACGCTGGCAACTGCCTTCTTTACCTCTTTGTCGGTTTCATACAAAACCGCACACTTAGCAAACTCATTATCAAACCGTGATTCACAGGCCTTGATTGACAATTCCTTTGTCAGGCAGGGAATGGATTCGATAGTTATCGGATAACTCTGTATCAGTGTTTTCCCTCCTAAGGAGAGTCCGCATTTCTCACAGAGCCAAGTCGTAACAAACTTGCCATCAGAAGTCTTCGTTGTCTTGGGAGTTTCCAGTCTTCGCAGCAATCGAATGTACCGAAGGTTATTCGTGTCAAAGGATTCAATCATAAGATTGTCACCCTCAACTGTGAAACCAAGTTCGTCACACTCTTTCTTTACGGAGACTGAATCAAGGGGGCGATAGCCGATGTAGGTGTGAAGCTTATCCACATCCACATTACCATCCAAAGAGATGATCCTAAGGGCTATGGTGCCTTCCTTGTTATTCACAATAGCATCCACAAGAAACGGGTTTCCGTCGGCATCCACTGCTTCACGCATGACATGCCTAGACGAGTGGTAGGTTTGTGAACCAGCCATGATTCACTCCTTTCAATGAAGTATAGCCTACTCCGGGCCATTGACGAAGGCCAATGATGACGGGCTCTCGTCAGAGGGTCGAGGACTAACGAGAGCCCGTGGATCTTTGGTCTTCAGTACTCAGTCAATCGTGTCGAGATGGTGCATACGAATCACTGGTGGGATCATCTCAGCAATCTCAGCGTATGATGGTCCACTCGGTGGCTCGACATCATTCGCTTCCCACAGAGGAGCCAACGTAGCCTCCATTGTGGGAATAATTCGCACCATGACATTACGAGCATTCTCAAAGAACCGCCCAACTCGACTTGGTTGAAGTAAGAAACCATCATGGTTGTCAAGTTGATGCCAATCTTGACTTTTGTTTTCAAGATTGAGCTCACTGTTGAAGTACGAATCATATATCGCGGCGAGGTGACAGCTAATCGATCCGAACATCTCAACCTCAAACGGTGTGTACGTTGCCTTGCCTTTCCTACCATTAACAGAACCCCTAACTGTACGCTCTGGTTCTGTTGTCAGGCGGCTATAAGGCATGAAGGGAATTACTTGCCCATCACCACGAATCAACTCAATCATCTTGCCAGTGGTCTCGACGCAGTGCTCATTGGCATTACGTGAACGTTGTCCGAGAGATCTGATCTCCGGAATAACCTCATGCATAGCCGGAGCACCAACATTACGAACCCACTTCTTGGCCACATCATACAGCTCTTCATACGTAACTGCGGCACGGAGTGTGCCCTTCTTGGTGAAGAGATGTACGAAATCGGGGTGTGTGGGCACCCAACTCGGGTACTCAACATGGTCTAACAGGTAAACCCTGTCCTCTTGGTACAGCCGTTCCATCTTGTCTGGATCGAGACCCAAGAGGTGGGTTGCCATGACAGCAACACCAGCCTCATACTGTCCGCCTCGTGCCAACCGTTTGGCGGTAGTACGTAGCGAATCATCCAACTCAATATCATTATCCATGGAGTTGATCCACCGACACATCTCGATATATGCGTCTCGCCGTTTGCCTCCGAAGAGATTACCCAGCCGCATACCAGACATACTTTTCTCAATCAACGCCTGAAACAGCTGCCCCGAACAACCCTGATCAAACTCTGCCGCAAGGGTTGTCTTCCCAGTTTGGGCATACTCTTTGCACTTCAACGCCACGCGAACGAGGCCGTATCCGTACTTATCGATACACTGACTCACTGAGCCACAACTGAGAATTGCTTCCCAGTTGTTAGCGTGAAGACCTGCCATGCCATTCGTAATTGACCAGAACACATCTGGTGTACATTCTTCGGCATTAGCGAAATCAATAAGTCCCTTTGTATGGCTCTCTGTTTGCCATCCACAGTTACTCATATGATTGTATCGCCTTCCACGCTTATCGATACGCCTTACTGTTGGGTAGAACACTGAGTCGCCTACTCGCTTCAGTTCTTCAGCTACAGTTTCGAAACGTTCTGCATAGGCTCCACCATCCTTCGAATGGAATGCATCTGATCCCATCCATCCTTCAAGAAGCTCCATGCTGTAACGAAGCTGAGTATCAGAGGTCCACTGCATTGACTCTGTCATACGATCGCAGATCGGCATTACATTACTCGAACACCGAGTAACCTCAGGAGCCCAAAGGCCCGTCAGCTCTCGCCGTTCCGTCTGGATAATATGCTCTCGGTGTGGGTACTCTGTCTGTTGCTGCCCAATGTAGAACTTACAGCAACTCTTAGCAATCTCGTGTTGCTGATCGTCTTCATCAGGGAACTGACGCTGTAACTCTTTGAACTCCTGCGTTCCTTGCAGTTCCAGTTCTTGATGTGCAGGAATTACTAAGCGATCCACAGCATCTGACCCATCCCAACTGGAGGGCTTAGCGTGATATAGCACACGCTTTACTAATTCCGAATCCCCCTCGACCAAAGGATTCACTAGGGTTGTGTTATCATATTTCATGATAAACACTCCTGTGTGAGGGATTCTAAGGATGACAGTACAAACACTCATCCTATAAAAGTGTCAAAGGCCTCCTCCGACCCGAAAGCCAGAGGAGGTATACTTCTCTTCTTCCAGCATTACTCACTTGGAACGCCTGTTGTACCACATTCCAAAGTGTGAGTTAGCATCTTCCAGATCCTTCCACATCCAGTAGTCACCCTTCGCCTTGAGTACCAGATCTTCGAGGATCTTGATATGGATCTCTTTGGGTGACCTCTTATCCTTGAGACGGCATACATCTAGCAAATTCTGGATGTGCCGGGGCGCATCGTTGGCCGGATCACCCTTAAGGTGCTCCATCAGTCGCCAAGCAAACTGGTCTGCAACATCTTCTGCCGTCTTGTACGTGAAGTGACCAAAGTGAAGTTGCTGCAAGTTGTCACGAGTACCTGTAGCTATCCACACCCATAGCCTGAAGAAGGCCTCCAGAACCTCTTCGAGGGTTGTATCTTCCTCGAAGATAGAATCATGAAGTAACCGAATCTTCATAAGATAAGCGTCAGAGTCTACAGTTCCATCGGTGCCAGCGATAGCTTCCTTGACCCTCGCAAGGTCATCGGGACTATGCCAACAATCGAGTAACATATCGCCACTCATAACTAACTCTCCTTGTGTTAGAGGTATGATTTACATCATCTCTGAATAGGACACACGGGATTTCTCGCCGTGTGTCCGTTTGGTTGTTAAGTCCAGTTAAGGACTGACTAGCTCACACGGATCACGGTGACATGATCCAGATGAGTAGCGAGTTCGCCTTCCCAGCTTGTGAGAAGCCGACGGTTACGAGGATAAGGATTGCCGAGCACGGTGTCAATCGCACGTGCCGTGAGCTGCTTGTCATCCTCAGTGATACCTTCAGCGTTCTTATCTTCTGGGGAAGGTGGAACCCAGAACCTTCGGGGGGGGGCGGTCATAATGACCTCCTCGTGTTAGAGTTATGACCTACGCAGGTCATCTCAAAAGTCAGCACCACACCTTACGGCGAGGGCTGGTACACTGAGACAATACTAAAACCACTCTTCCCGACTTCCCCTCCATGAGAAGCATGGTAGTACTCTCTTAAGTCTCTCCGGATACCAGCGGTACCCGGAGAGGTGACTCGGCGTGATCACCTCATCGTTGATGGGTGATCAATCCCGACTGATCGGGAAGCACAATCGCATCCCTACGCTTCTTCATCTGGACTTGATCCAGAGTGTCCGAAGTTTGAGGACCAACGATTAGCGTAACTGGACTGCGCTTTCTATAGAAACGCTCAGCCACTTCGTCACTGACCCACTGATCCTGATGCCACCTAAGTGGAACCAGAGTTACAGTCTGTTCAGAACCTTTCGGTTCGTCCCTGACTAAGGAAGCACAGATGTGTCCCCAGTGATGCCAGATCACAAGTGTCAGCCCAGCTAGTGCAAGCACTAACGCCGATATGTTGTACCATTGAGCATCGCTCATTATAGTACTCCTTTGGGTTGTGACCCCGAAGGGTCAGACCATTGGCCTGTCTCATCAGTGCTGGGCGGCCAGTCCCAACAAACACCATACTCCTCAACCATCGGCGGTTGAGGACGTAGGGGGTGTTTCGACTATTCATCCGCAGTCGAAGCGGTGTCGAGTGCGTCAGGGTTTACTTACCCTGTGCAATTGCAACGCACTTCGGACACAGTGGGATCTCGATGCGGTTTCCATCCGCATCACAGACAGCCACTGTGATGCACGCGCAGAGGTGACTCTGCTCGTGCGATATGAAGCGCCCGCAATCGGAACACTGCTCTTGCGAGCTAGTGTTACGCCGGACATCGGATGATACCATAGTATCACCTCCTGTGGGTTGTGACCCTACAAGGGTCAGGCCTTAAGGGGATAGGGGGGGAGGGCATACCCTCCACCTCATCCATACCCACGGAGAAATTCTCGACCCCCTAGTCGATTATTCCCGCATCTCTATCGTACCTTCTTTGTTGTGCCTTACGTTCTCTATCCTCCCATTCGGGACTCCCCACAGGAGCTCCTACAAGGCTCTCAGGAGCTCGCTCAGGCCGCGTCTCTCGGATAGCCCCCACTATATCTCGTCTCATAGGACGCGGTGTGGGGGCAGCAGGAGCCTGTGAGGGGACGCTAGGAGCGGTTGTCTTAGGAGCCGGTGCAGGGGTTGCTGCAGGATTGGGATATTGCATCTTAGGAGTACCTGTAGCACCGGAGGGATTATACCCCTGAAGGAGTTGTTGTTGGATTGCTGGTGGGAGGTTTTCAAACTTAGGTTCCCACCCTAGTTCTCTAAGGATTTCTCGTAAGTCTGCGGCATATTGGGGTAAATTAGATGTCTCAGAAAAAGAACCATAGGTTGCCCATTTTTTGTTTGATGATTTAGCACCCCTGCTCATTGAGTTGTTTTGCCTTTGCCACTCTTCGCCCATAGCGGAGAAGAATATAATCCTAGTTAAGGCATCGCCTATAACCGGAAGTGTTCTCGTTAGCATTATCATTGATGCCCAATCTGTATCTTTTTCATCATCTGTCCAGCCATCTATCAGCTTCTTAACATTATACAAGAAGGAGTTCATTGCACCCACTGGTACAAATCCAAAAGCTTCTCGGTGTGTGTTTGCGTAGATACCTACTACGGTTTCCATAAGCAAGCCTATATATCTACCAAAGTGTGGTAATCTAGCCATCATAAACAATGATTGTTTAACCGGGTCTTCTTCCCATCCCTCGATGATGTCTTCTACAGGATATCCTGCAGCTACAAGCAACAGTGACATATACAATGAATCAACCATAGCATATGAAACCCAATGAAGGGCGTTTCGTCTAAGGCTGAATCTTTGGTTTCTTCGTCCAATTTGCTGAGAAGCAAATAATACAGGATACCGCCTAAAGGTTTCAAAGATAAGATCCCAGCTACTATTGCCCGTAGCTGTATCAAAGGGATTAGGGTCGACTAAGATTTCATGGATATATCTTTTTTCTGCTCTTCTTAATCCTGAAATTATATCAAGGTATTGTTTGTATTCTGGATCTGTAGTAGCCCACTGAGGACCGCCTTCCCATGCCTCACCTTTATTCAAATTAGTTAATAATCCTCCTAAGCTGTAATACTCATCTCCCTTAGGACTGTTAACCATCTTAGCAAGGATATCTACATTATCGTTTGTCAGAACACCCTCATTCATTAAATACATAATGTTTGCTGCGTCTGTTCCGGGCAGGCCTACTCTTGACATTAACTTAGAAATAATCTTACGCCCATCTACAGTATCCCATTCTTTAGGATCAACCTGCTTATGTAAACGCAAGAACTCTTTTAGCTTACTGCCATCTCCACCAACCGTAGCTTGCTGTAACCATCCTCTAAAGATCGTAGCTCGTGAGGTAGCAATCATTTGATGCAGTATTCCTGCAAGGTGCATATTACGCTCACCTAACCACTGAGGTAACCTTTGATACCACTCCGACCTTACATCAATATCTGGCCGAGCATAGTCTGGTATCCGACCTTGGTTAAATATTCGGATAATCTCTGCCATATCTCTTGCAACATTCTTTCTAATGTTAGGATCAAGTCCCATAAGAGGGGCAACGGCAGCCTTAATAAAACCACCCATACTACCTCGACCAAGTAGTTGATCAATCATATTCATAGTATTCTCTACTACAAGCGTAGCCATAGTAAGGTTTGTGCCAAAGACAATTCTAACAACATCTGGAGCATATCTTGTAATAAAGTTTAGAGTTTCATCGGCTGAGTCTCTATTACTTTCCTGTTTACCTAAAATAGTATTATACTTGATCTCTAATACACCCATTGCTTTAGTAAGTATATCACTGTCTTTAGCACTTATACGACTACCGTCACTATTAAAAAGATTACCCATACCCAGTACATTCCTAAAGATACCTAACACATCGCCAGTAGTAGCCTTAATCCCATACTTATCCATATACATAGATTGCTCTGCAATCCTCTGCCCAAGATGTTTCATGATACCATCTGAAATTGTTTCTGGCCCCCAGACAAGCATATCTGCAATCGCAGGATTATTCATAACTTCGTGGACCGGAGGAATAGCCCAATCATTAGAGAAGTATATCTTTCGTCCAGCACCATTCATAATGTTTGCCACATGAACACTTACAGGACTGCTGATAGTAGGAGACTGCTGTCTTGCGGATTTTCCTTCAACGACCCCAAGAGTCGCAAGTCTGGAATCTATAGACTGACCTCTAAGTATATCTAGACGAGCTTGATTAGGTTTCTTTGCCTCAGCCCTATACTTACTCCACCAACCAGCGGTAATTCGTGTGTTTTCACTATTAAACCCCAAGTAGTCAGCACTAAACTTATTCTTTTTGTATCGCATATACCTCATAATTTGAGCTATAGCTGGTATAACATAGTTAACATAAGTATTGTGTTGTTCAATAGTAGAAGTTTTATTTGTAAGTAAGCTACGGTATTCTTCATTTGTTTTAATACTTGCAAGTCTAGTTAGTGTGCTATCATAAGATGTGCTTCTTTCGCTCTGGCGTTGCCTCATTAATTCGGCCATTGCCATAATTTCTTTCCAGAGTTGTGGGTTCTTAGTTTCTAACTCAGCTAACTCTTTTAGCCCTACTTCGGGATCAGCCAAATGAGGAAGCTCGCCCATTGCGTATAAAGTATAAGGACACATTCTTCTTGTTTTAAGATCTATATTCTGAGATTCCGTAACAATACGATCTCCAATAACCTTACCCATTTCTTCTCTAAAGTTATTATAAACCGGCTGATCTTGTACCTTAGCATTCGCAAACATAAAAGGAATAGCTTCATCAAAAGCTCTATCCATAACACCTACTTCGACCCCCATATGGTTTACAATACCTAGTAATGCAGCATAGTTAGTTACAATATTATCTGCTTCCTTTCTTAGCTCTGTGCTGTTTACAAGCAATGCATCCGTGTACTCATACGCTTCTCCTGCCATTTGTTTTACTAACTTAGTCCACACTTCTTTAGCAAAGGTATCTCTTGTTTTCTCGTTTCCGGCAGTATTCCCTAATACCTGAGTTCTAAATCGAACGGTTGATTCAATAGGCCCAATAATATCATCGTAGACTCTTTCCATAGAGTTTCTAATCTCAGTAGATATTTGGTCAATCTGCTGAACAGAACCTAAGACATGGGGTATGCCATCCATATTACCCCAATGTCCTGCCATAGTACTCATTGAGTTGTCAATCATTGTTGATAACATAACAAGTAAAGTAAAGGGAGAATTCCAAGTAGCACCGGATTCAGTACTACCAGTAGCAAGCATAGTCATAAACTGTTTTACTTTAGAACCAATACCACCCGGCCTGTTAAAGTAAGGAAGCTGCTGTATTGCCTTAGTAGCTTCAGCCATAAAGCGTCCGTCATTCCCCCGCATCATTTTAGTCATATCCATCAGTATCTGTGTAGCAAGAATCTGTTGATCATGAGGAGTACCTTCAACGAATATTCTCTTAACATCAAGAAGATCTGGACCATATGTTTCAACTGAGAAGTCCCCGCTTCTAACACTATATTGATTCTTAAGGTTTTCCCGACCTATAAGGAATTCACCTGTAGTAATACCAAGCGGTGTTATTTTATTACCGCCAAGAGTATCACGCCTATTCTCTAGCTGACCACGCTCCTTACTCAACTCCTCCCACTCCTTTTCAAACTTTCCGGATTCACTTTCAGGTGCCTCGGGAGTATAGAAGTTATGGTGTATAGCGTCCTCTAATTCACCCATTCTTCTCTTAACTTCATCAAGAGATTGTAGGGTAGCTAGTAATTCGTTCTCTGTATTCTCCACCGTAGATTGTTGTTGTGTTCCTTCTGTAGACATATACAGCGGTCCCATATCAGGGTTACCTACATCAGCTATCGTATTTCTACTTGTCTTGGTTGCATCCTGTCCTAGAGTTCTTCTGATTAAGTTAATGGCTCTTTCGTATTCAGCTGGCTCGGTTGATTTAAAATCTGAGAATACAGAAGATACTCTATCTAATATCTTACCAATAAAGGCAAAGATTTTATCAATTATGGTTTGTGTCTTTGCAAAGAATCCCGCTTCTTCGGAAGTTAGAGGAGTATTGGCTTCAACCTGCCTTAGTAATTCTAAGGAATCGTGTACTAAATGATACCCTGTCAGGGCCGCAATAAACTCTTCGCCCGTAGTATCGTTCATAATTCTAGCATACTCATCTTGAGCAGCCTTATTCCACTGGCCGTTATGGAAAGCCATAACAAGTTTCTTCAGTGTTCCGCCACCCTGTTTACTCCGCTCGCGTAAGAATAACGTTCTCCACTCTCTATAGTGGTATGAATCATTCTCGATAAACATCATTCTACCAATATGGCCAATCTCCTCAGCCACTAAATACGCCACACTTAATGCATCTCTTCGCCCAACTAATTGATTACCAATTCTAATTGTATACCTACCACCTGATTTTTCTGCGGATCCTCTTCGCTGTTTCCCAGAATTATCAACCCACTCACTATCTAAGAATTCAAAATTAACCTCAAGAACCATATCAGGAGCATACTTAAACCACTTACCAAGAATTGCTCTTATCATTCTAGCTTGAGCCTCAGAAAGGCGACCACCGTCAACAGCCTCTTTTATCTTAAGGGATAGTTTACCCAACTCAGGAACAGCAGATGAGAAGTTATCGTGATTTCGAAGATCTCTGCTTTTAAGATGCAGCTCATTAAATAAATCCGGATCTCTATCAAACACATGAGTATCTAATACAGAAGCTAATGCCGCCTCTGCTGAAGAATGCATCTCGGTAGACATATCTTCAATATCATATATCTCCTGCAGATAAGCAAGGAAGTCAATAGTAATATCGGAATCACCAGAAACAGTACGTTCTCCCTCGCTAATCTGATCTACGTATGATCTAGCATCCCAATAAAAATCATTAAACTGTTGACTATCGGTTGCATTTAGGATTGACATAAGCTGATTAAACTCACCCTTAACTCTAAGGTAAGCACTAGAAACATCAGCATCAAACTTTTCTTTTTCTGCCGCTGTTTCTCGTGACATCAGGGGGAAGAATACTCTAACCTCGCCCATCTCAATATCGGGTTGCCGTAACATAAGCCCAAGTATAATAGCTCGTATGGTTGCTGGGTTTTTAATATTCCCATCAGTTAGTTGTAGTGTAGTTACAAGGAGTTCTTGAATAGTTCTATGCTCAAGATCAACCCCATCTGTATACACATCCATATAAGATTCTCTAACCCCAGTTAGATCATGAATAAGACTCAACCCTCTTGAGTTAGCTTGTGAGTGAGGGCTACTATGTTCCATTTCTATATTCCAAGTTGGAACAATAGTTTTAAAGGTTGTCTTTGCTTTTCCTTTTACCGTCCCTCGGAACGGTCCTTCAGAGGCAGCCTCAATATCAACCGGCGTTGTTCGTCTAACTAATTCCTTTAGAATTTTTTCGTTAAACTCTGCATCTTCTGAAATATATTTGTTATATAGATCCATAGATGCTTCCGGCGATCTTTCATTTATCTCCGCAATTTTTCTTCTAATTGCGTCTGCCTGTATAGGAGATCCAGAACGCTCAAAAGCTAAACTCAAATCTTTCTCGGTAACCACTACTGGTTCACCATTAACTCGCGTGCCTCTCTTTTTTAAGGCAGCAGCAAACATACCCTCTTCACTCTTCTCACCGAGTTTTAATCCTTTAAGCAAACTATTTAAAGTCCAGTTTAGACTTTGTGTAATGTCACCACCTAAAAACTTAGAATCAGCGAGCATGTTGTTTTGCATTAAGTCAATACTAAGTTCAGCAACTATCTGCGCAGTATTAAGATCATTAGCAAGGATACCTAACTTTCTAAGGTCAAAACTATTTCCATTATAAGTAACTACCTTGCCTCCCGCTAACAAATGCTGCTTCAACATCTTTAATAAAGCTCTAGCTTCACTTCCGCTTACTGAACGAGTAGGCGAGAAATGCTTACCCTTTTTAAACCCCACTCTTCCTGCTGCTTCAAGTGTTCTTTCAACACCACCAATACCTACAATACGTTGTTCCAAGTCCATCGTAGTTTCAATATCAATAGATATAACATTATCTGTATCGTATATCCAATTAGGGTTGCTTTGGATTTCAATAATATTAGCTGCTTCAGCTTCATCTAAACCTAGCGATGTTAAGATTTCTACTGCTTTGGTAGGATTATGTTGAGACCACATAGTTCTTTCTGGTGCAGCCCTAGCCATAATATTCATCTCAAGCAAACCTAAACTAGATAGTCTCTTCATAGCTGTAGTAATTGGAGAGATTAAAGACTCAATAAAGAAGGGTAATGCATTAGGTCTAAGTCCAGCATCTGGTCTATAATAATTAATCCAGTCTACAACTCTAGGTTTAATATTACCAGATGAACGAGAACCATCAACAAGCATATGAGCAACGGTGTGTCCTGATTCAACACGATCTACTATAATCTCCATTGCTTCACTTAAGACTCTTTCTCTGTTCATCTTTTCAGTTTCACTGTAGCCGAAGTAATCAGCCATCTCTTCAGCATCAGATCGAACTAACTCAGGCTTACCTTCGGCATTAGATCGATAGCGACCTGTTGGCTTGTTGGTACGCATCGCGGTTTCTATTCTTTCGATAAAAGGATAGTTCTTATGTGACGAAAGCATCAGTAAAGCACCCATTGGTGTAATACCGAGTTTCATGTTTGTTCCGATTACCGTTCTTGGAACTCTCATAAGCATAGTAAAGGGGCCACCCATAGGATTACGTAAAATCATTTTATCAGTACGTTCATCCTTCGTTGGCTGCTGCTGTATTAACTTAACAAGGTCATTTCTACCCTCAACACTCTCTACAATAAAATCAAAGGAGAATACAGGATCATTTGCTAGTACAGCTTTCTCTCTAGCTACATTAATAATAGCTTCTCTGTGATCTGGAGGAATAGCGTTAAAGGATTGTATATCTCTTTGATTAGCAATAACTCTTAATTGTTTCTTTAGTGCGGGCTCCTTAACAATACCTATATATGTTTCTATAGCTTCAGATATATACCCATCCCACAGTACTCCTACAAGAAACTCCAACTCATCCACAGACTGAACAAGTAAGGGATGTATGGCCGTCTCTTCTAGTTTAATTGTTTCGCCCGGATTAACCCCCTCTTCAATTATAAAGTGCTCTGTAGGAACTAAGCTTTTTTTCAAAGCTTTGTGAATAAGGGTTGGTCCGGATAAGACAGAGAATGGATTATTCTCCGAATATGGACTTGTCAGGATATCATATAGCGTTCTATCTGCTAAGTCTGGATTTAAAATACCAATTTCATGTCCCTTAGTTTCCATAAGTAAGGAAGACATCTCTTTGTATCTAATATCCCGAGATAATTGGAACAGCGCGTGGAATCCTTCGAGGTATGTATTACGGGCTTGTAGTAGTTTCTCTTCGTTAGTTAGTCCTTTATCTCCATAGCGTACAGCAGAAATGATCTGGTCCATTTCATGTTCAAGTTTTTGATCAAACCTATATACTAAATACAAGTACGGTACCATTTCTGGATCAAGCATCTCTGCCTCAAAGCCACGTTCTATTGCCCACTTACTCATCTTCATCTCAACAACATTAGCTACCATCTCAGGTGCATTAGCATCTAATCCCATAAGATAGTCTAGATAATCAGACTTAACATCTGGACCCATTGGAAGAGTTTCTCTATTCCAAGGTTTCTCGAATCCTCTACTAGTTACTGGAATTAAGTGATCAGGGTTTTCTAAGGGTTGGTCTAACATAGCCGATACTTCTTCAATAGGACTCATCATCTCTCGTTCAGCGGCATGATAAGCTTTATTCTGAAGGTATAGGTTGCCCTTATTGTGATAAGGCATTCTCCTAGTTTCAGGAGCCCAAGACATGTATCCCCTTGGTTTGTCTGTAGACTCGAATACCATATCTTCTGTATCGTGTCGTAGTTCTGTCATTGTATGTTCTGCGGACCCTCTGAAGGTCATAGGATGTCCTGCGACTGGGACCAGTAAACCTATACCCTTAGAGAAATAATCTATGCTTGCTTGGTTTCGAGAACCATCAGCATTCCTAACACTATCTTGTTGTAGTCTTTGCGCATTAGTATGATCTATAGCAGCTTCTTGAGAATGCTCCCACCACTGACTCAATACTTCGGCTTCGAGTTCATCCATATTATCTTCAGCTTTATATTTTGACAGAGGCGGCTTCTCGGGTTCTGTAACTCTAAGAAGCATTTCATTTCTCATCATAAGAACAGCAATAGTATGATCCATTCTCTTGTGCCACTCCGCTACTTCAGCGTCATTATCAAAATCAACCATTCTCATTATGGGGTTGCCATATTTATCTAACCTTACCTTCCCATTTTTATCCCTAACCGGAATCTTTTGATGAGGATTATCTTCCATTCTCCACTGACCCAACGGAGATTCGCCTTCTACGTCTACAAATACTTGCTTACCGTTTACATATTCGTAGGGATTTTCAGACCACTCCATGATCTTTCTACCAATCTTAGCAGGGTTATCCCAATCTTCATCTCTAATCTCTTCTGCTACGAAACTTTTAAACGCATCTTGATTAGTTTGGATTCTAGCAAACATCGTGTTGTGATGGTGTCTATTCATATTAGAACTTGCAGAATAGGTTCTATAACTCTCAAGACCGGGTAAGAAGATTTGATACAGAATAAAGTTCTGAATTCCAAGAAGATCTTCTTCATTAAATCTCTGGTGATTAGTTGCTGCTTGTGCCTTTAATACATCTACAGCAACTCTGAACCCCGTAGAGTTTACTGTATTTAATGCTCTGAATAATTGATTATGTTTCCAGTGCATACCCTTTGGTTGCAGTAATTGGCCAACCTCTTCCCTTTCAGCTAAAGTTAGCTTTCCTCCTTCTCCCGGCTTTGCCCTAGCATCTGCTTTCCTAATGATTGCGTCAGCTTTCATCAACCTACTATTCTTATACTTCTCCTTAAATGCTTCTACAGTCATCTGAACTCTTTCGCCATCCGGTCCTATCATCATCTCACGCTTAGCTAACATAGCAATATTTAGATCCAGTTGTCGGCGTAAATAATCTCTTTTCATAGCGGGGTTATTTTGATCTGTTTTCTTAATCTCCTTGTTCCGCATACTCTTTACAGTTGAAATCCAATCTGTTATATGCCTATCTGTCATGTTTTCGTGCATTGACAGAATTTTTCTTGCTTCTTCCCGAAGACCCTCAATACCCAAAGCTACATCAATAACAGCAGCGTTCTCACCCGCTATATGGTCAAATATAGAATGTCCAAACAAAGCCATAACATGTGATATACCTTCAGATTGATCCTTAAAATTAAAACCAAACTCTTGCCTCAGCCTAGTCAGGATACCTACAAACATTGGATCGGTTTGTAGTTCTACCCAGCCTTTCCATCCCATAGTATATAGCCTACGCATAACTTCTGGTTTCCAGAATTCACGCATCAGCTTCATCTTCCTAACCATATCAGGATCAGAGCCTTCATTACTAACGTAATCAGTATACTTAGTATGATCATCGATTCCCAACGTAGCTAACTGATCATAAAACGTAACCATTGGAGAGAGAAGTTCGCCATATTCTGGGTGTGCTAAAGCCTTTCTTCTAACGGTTTCAGCAAAACCTAAACCAGCTCTGATATAATAATCTTCAGCCTCAATAGACATATTCATTTTATTCCTTAACTCACCCATAGCGGTAATAGCTGCTTCGCTACCGAGACTTAGAATCTTAGTTACAAATAAACCATTAAACTTCTTATCCAAGTAAGTCTTTGGTGAAAGGATCCTTTTATAGAACTCTGGGTTTTCCCAATACTTTGGCCCAAACTCTTTATAATGTTCTTTTGCATAGGCTTGTTCTGCTTCGGTAGCCTGTTGAATAACATCATTGGCTAATCCTTCTAAGTGCATGTTCATGCTTTCTAAAGCAAGTATAGAAGAAATACCACTCATTGGAACAATAGTAGGTAAGCCTGTAGTAAGCTCAGGGTGTATCATTTTAAAAGCTGCATCACCCTCTGAAGTATAGACTAACCCCGGACCAGCCGCCCAACGAGCATCATGGAGGAAAGCATAAGCAATATTTGCTGTATCTAATAGAACCTCAGAAAGAATATTCTTAAGTTCTTCTCTAGTAGTAATTCTATCGTTTAGTCTTACATTAATAATAGGAGGCAATAACCTAGCATCTGGTTGAAGACTTCTAGAAACAGGTCTACCCGGCACAGCACCATCTTTATCTTCTAGATAAGCGTTGTATTCTATAATATCGTTCTCATCAATCTCTTCTGTAAAGATAAACTCTAATCGTTTCCTTACAATAGCATCTTCAATCACAAGAGCAACAGCCTCAGGTCGTTCTGGAGCAAAGGAAGTCATGTGTCCCCGTAACATCGGGTGTGTCCGGACTGTCTCTCCTTCTTGCGGCTCATCAAAACGATTCTCTTCTTTTCTTTCTGATCTATATTCTGGGGATTTTCGTCTCTTGGTAACTATTTCTTTAGTTTTTAGTCTGGTTACTAAAGCAAAGTCAACCAGTTCCCAACCAAGCCGTCTTGCTGGTTGCCAGCCCCGAGTACCGTCCCCCATACTAATGATCTCGTCTCTAGTAATTAGGGTGTGTTCATTATCACCCTCTGCAAGCCTATCAAGAATTATACTAGCTATTCTATCTAGGTCTTTTAAGTCTTCTGGAATCTTAAAGTAAGCATATATATCTTTCTTCTGTCTTTGAGATTGCATAAAGAGTACTTCTAATTGCTCAACTATACCCTTTCTAACCTCCTCAAGATATTTCATCTCTGCTTCTGCTCTTGATTCCGGATCATCTAGATCAAAGGTAATTGTTTGGTCAAGATCGGGAGAAAGATTATCTGTTAAATCAATTAGGAAACCATACTGATTAAACAAATCATCATCGACTGCTCTCGACGCTTTCATAAGTCTATCGGTAAACGCAATGGCAGTATATAACCCAATCTTAGATTTAGGATCTCTATCATAAACCATAACATCTTCTTCTGTAGCCCTAGTTTCAGCATTCTTTGCTATTACTGCCTGATGTGCCGTGTCTCGTTTTTTGATAAAGGTTACTAATCCTTCATCCCCCTTGAAGTCATGCAACAGACTTTTTAAAAGGTTCTTAGGAAATCCACCTTCCCCTGCTAAAGTAAGGGCTCGAACATCCTGTACAAACCCCCAATCTGTTAGATCTGGGCTAACGAGAGTCTTCCCTTCAGCTTCAAGGCGGTTATTGATGCCCGAGATATATCTAAATAATCCTAACTGACCTTCTTCTGACTCGAAAGCCTTAAAGAGTTTGTGTATAATTTGCCTTGCTTCTAGTTCGTTAATACGGCCATCCTGAAGTGCCGTCCTAATTTCTGCAACCCATGAATTAGCTTCGTGGATTCTCCACTTCTCCCCCTTTTCCTCAATCCTCTGAAGAACCTTTTGAACCTTTGCATCACCTTCTTTCGCTACAAGTCTCCGTCCTCTAATGCGGCGAACTAAGTCTGTGAGAGACTCTTTTGAGATTGCTTTAAGATCACCATTAGCTCTCATTATTCTACGAGTAACTAAGGCAATAAGTTTATCTAATCTAACAAACAAAGTATCATACTCAAGACTCAAATCTTCCATCGTTCTGTTACTAGGAAACTCCTCGCCTTCTGCATTAACAATAACTTCTCTAAAGACTGCATCATAGATACCATCTGGGAGACAACTATCAACAACGAAGATTGGAACCAATCCTACTTCAGGATCTAAGGCTCTACCCCACGGTCCTTCAAGTACAGATATTAATTGCGAATGAAACTCTTGAAGTGCCATCAACTCTTCTGCTAATGTAAATGCATACTCTTCAGGAACTATTCCTCTATCTATACTTTCTTTGTTTATCGCGGTTTTGTTTGCAGCTTCAGTATTAGTTCGATCAATAGCTGGAGCTTCTGTAGCTTGGTTAATCCCCCACTGAGAAGCAGTAATTGGCCTGTTACTTACACGACTCCAATTAACATCTTTGAAGTAGTTCCTCTTAATAGACTTTATATATGTCTCTCGTTCTTTAGCAGCCTCTTCAAATATAGCTAATGCTTCTTCCTTACTATAAACAATTGGATCCTCATCGCTATCTGCTCTCTCATCTATTTCTTTCTTAACCCTGTCTTTGGTAGCACTTTCAGGTAAGAACGCTCCTAATAAGTCTTCAGCAGAAATAGTCTCTGTGGTTTCGAGTTTCTTTGTTAATACATGTCTTCGTATTGTTAAAGTCTTTAGTTCTTTATTACGATAATCTAATACTGCCCTGATTGTTTTCAGCTGATAAGACGCAAAACCATATTTCCTAGCCATATCTAGTTTGTATCTTAAGGATATCTTTTCACGCTTTCTATCTAACCTCTTCATATCCTCTTCTAATTTCTCCAATTGTCTATATTCATCTGAAGGTTGAATTACCTTAGTAAATATTTCATTCTGCATTCCAATAAGACCCAAAGCTAATGCTCTTAAGTCATCAAGCTTAACCCGCCCACTCTTTATACCTTCTAGGAGACTAGCTTTATTTTTTTCATTACTCTTTATAGTTTCCCATGTCTGTACAGCCTCTTCAAGATCGGCCCATTCTTCAGGAGAAACATCATTCTTATCCATTTCCCCCTTTTGTCTCCACTTTGGGTGTTTCCCTGCTTCTGCTTCTGCCGCAATCGTATCAACAAAGGTTTTACTTAAGGTGCCAACTACTAGAGAAAGTTTAGATATCCTTTTACCCTTTTCACCTACATACTTTGTATCAATAGCATCTCGTATCTCTTTAACCTTTTCAGTTAACTCACCGATCTCCTTCTTTACGTCTCTTAAAGCTTCACTATCGGATTCAACATCCTGCCACGCAGCAATACTTTCATCAAACTCGGAGATTAACTCGTCCATTTCAGCAATAAGTTCGTCAAGTTTATTCCTTATTTTTGGATCGGTAGTTCCTTCTCGTTCTTCTTCAAGAGCTGCCTTAAGGCTTTCAGCTTCCTCTTTCTCTTTTGTTGTTTGGACAACTGCGGATTGTTGCTCTCCTTCTTGTGCTCTAAGACTATCTATCCTAGCGTTTACAAGACCCTCCCCCTCAAGATCTTTCTTTCGCCATGCTTCCTCTTCTTCAGTTAGTTTTTTGTCGGCAATAATCTTCTTAGCAATACGATCAGAAATCTCCCAGTCAGTCTCTGGAACCTTATCAGTTACCTCCTTGATCTCAGCATCAATCTTTTTAATAGCTACAGTAAGTTGCCTAACTGTTTCCTTCTTACTTGCAAAATCTTCAAGTTCAAACAACTCTTCTACCGTAGTAACTTTTTCTCTGTCTATCTCAACTTTTTCCATACCCTTTTTTCTCTTGTGAGATATTTTACCAGTCTTAGAGTGCTTCCAATAAAAACCCATACGAAATATTTCACCAGCAAAGGATTCTACTATACCGGTAATTTGTGCTTGTATCTTACCCTTCCTCTCAACTTTATCTTGTATCCCCGCCATTGCCTTTTCTCGTTCAGCTTGAGCTACTCCAGCCTCCTTTAGTCTCTTGGCTCTTTTTCTCGCCGCCCTCATTAGGCTAACCTTACGTCTAAGTGTAGACGGTTTTTTTGGAGCTAGCTGTGGTGACTCCTTTATCTGTTTTTTAATAATACGGTCTACTGCTTCTTTATGCTCATTATATATCTTCTCTTCTTCCTTAGTTAATGTCACATCACCTCTTTTTTTAATAGCAATATCAACTAAGACAGAATCTTCCTCCTCCTCCTTCGCTTGAATTAAAGAGTCAACATCTTCAGCCTTTTGTTTAAGTCTTTCTAACTCTGTTGTATTAGCCTCTAAAGAAAGTTTAAGTTTCTCTTCCTTTTCTCTAAATTTTTCCTCAACCTCAACCTCAATATCATGAACTACTTTAAGCTTTTCTGCAGCTGTGGCTGTATCAAAATTAAGTCCTTCTTTATCCATCCTCACACGAACCATACTCTCTACATTATCATCAACATATATTTCCCAAAGATCTTCATCAGAAATTTCATCTGTTTGATTAAGCCACTCCTCTGGGGTAAAGTTAGTTCCGTTTTCCTCATTCAACTTACGTACATATCTTGCCACCCGAAGCCTAGTTTTTGCTATAGCTGTACGTTCTCCTAGTTGTTTAGCTAAAGTCTGGGCTTCTGGTCCTCCTAATCTTTGAATTAGTCTATTAGCAATCTCATCTAGAAGTACATCATCAGATATCTTCTCCCCATCCAAATCATTTTTAATTTCTTCTAACAGACTAAGAATACTGGTTACATCATCATATGTATTAACCCCGTCTCTGATCTGCCAAGGATCAAGAACAAAACCAAGAGGTCCATCCATTAAATCATTTAAGTCAATATCTCCACCTTCTTGTCGAATAGAGTTTAAGGAATCAACGACTGAATCACCTAACTCATAATGCTCTATAGCTGCTAAGATAGGATTATCACTACCCCTTGCGGCTGCCTTCCAAGCTTCTGTAATACTAGACCTAAGTCTAGCACCAAGTGGAAGACTCATAATACCTTGACCAATTATACCACCAGCTGCTGAAAGAGGAGCGTTTACTGTATACTTCATAGCTGTTCCAAGGATTGGGTTTGCTACGACAGAGAACACAGCCTCCATCTTTGCTTCAGCCCAGATACCACCTAAATCATACTCATCAATAAACCCTCTTTTAATTTTCAAAGTTTGGTTTATACCTTCAGCTAAAGCACCCTCAACGAAACCCTCTCCTGCATTAAGAGGAGAACTATATAACATTCCCCTTAAGCCTTTTGTTTTAGCTAGCCTTTTACCAAGATCTGGGGCAATCTTACTAAAGATAGTTGTGCCTATGTTTTCTGGAAGCCAGTCAACAATCTTAGCTATCTTTGTTGCATGTGTAGAAAGCTTAGTAATATTAGTAATCCCTTTAGCAATAGTAGCAGCTCCGTGTACTTTTTTAAGTACCCGACCCGCAAAGAAGCCAGCCGCTATTGGCGCACCAACTCCAAGTGTTGCTGCTGTAATACCTAAACTAATAACAATAGAGGCAGGCATGTCTGGATCATTTATTAGACCGTCTCTAATAAAAGGCCACGCCGTAAGATTCCAAAACTCTTCCATCCCTTCCATCTCTTTTTGGTGGAAGGAGATAGATTGCGCCACTGCCTTATGATCAATAGCCTCATTAATAAAATACATAAAGGCATCTGAGTTAGTAGCATCTTCTGTTATTTTCTTTAGTCCTTCTCTACCACCAAAATTAAGTTCAAGATAAGCAAGATGACCGGGGCTAGTATCAGCCATAATATCCAACATCTTATCAGCACTATAGTTTTCTTGTACATACTCAAATAAATCTTCCGGCTGCTGAAACATTTGGGCAGCAAAACCAGAACCAACATCAACATATCTACCAATATCTTTCCAATCACCACCAAACTTAAGCCAGTTACTTTTGGTTGATAAGAATGGCTCAAGAAAGCCTTTAGATGTATCAGATAATCCGGCTTCGCCCTTTGGATCTTCTATTAGTTCTTGACCCCGTAAAATTCTTTTTGCTGTTAGGTTCGATCTCGCTTGATTATATGTAAAGATACCTCTATGATAATCATCTGCAAACGCCATTGATGTTGCAATATTAGCTGGTAGTGTTCCAAACGCATAACCATCCTCATAAGGTATTAGACCCGCACCATACTGTGATTCCCTACCTTGTTCATAAGGATCAAAAGGAAGTTCTTTTGCTAATCCCCATGCCTCATTTAGTCTCTTACTAAAAGGCGATACCCCTTCTTCATCCACCGCGTACTGTGACATATAAAACTCAGATAGCCGTGGCAGTTTTGTTGGAATATCAAACTCTGATCGTGGCATTTAGTTCTCCTTAAAGAATAAGTAGGTTAGTAGAAGGATCATTGGTGTCTATTGCGTATTGTCTCCTGAATATCAGGCAATACCTCCCCGAGTTTTTCGCCAATTTTTTCGCCAATTTTTCCAGCAGCTGTTTCGGGTATGGCCTCTTTTAGAATGTCGACAAAGACTTTCATATGTGGGGGTAAGACTGCATAAGCAGCCTCCCAAGTAGCTGGATCATTCCTAATTGGTTGCAGGGTTTCAATCAGATTATTCCACCAATGAGGATACTCCCCATTATTATAGTATCTGTATTGTTCAACGCTATCCTTTATGTTTGTTTTCATCTCTTCTATTAATGCGTCTCTCTCCGTCTTATCTCCTGTTGCACCAGCAATAGTACTCAATGCTTGATTAATAATCATGTTTGTACGGCCTACCGGTCCATGTTTGGGTGCTCCTGCAGCGACATCTATAGCAAACCCAACAAGCATAAGAATTTTTCTTACTTTTCCACCTGTAACTTTATCAAGATTTTCCTCCAAACCCTCCAGATCAAGACCACCTTCGTCGATGATCCCCCAATCCTCTAAGAGCTGTACTGTGTTTGCTAGAGCCAGAGTATTCATAAATACACCCTCAGCAATAGCCCCACCTAACGTGCTGTTTAGTTGATCATCTGCAAGAAGTTGATCTACCCTTTCTTGCTGTGCTACTCTTCGATCTATCATATCATTACTCAACTCCCAACCAAGACCCCGTATAATTCTTTCTCTGCCCCCAATACCTTGTACAACAATATCAAATTTTGGATTAGCTCCCCGTTTTCCTCTTCTTCCAGCAGGATCTGGGGCTCTTACTTCTGTAATAAGCCTAGAGCTAGTTCTTATCATTAATCTACCATAATCGTCTGTTCCATACCCGGATTGAAACAGCCCCATCTCTTCAGCGTAAGCTTCTATCTTTTCCCCGCCCACTCTATCATCTAGTATAAACTTACGCATAGCACCTATGGACCAGTCTAGCATAGTTCTAGCTGTCCACTTATTGTCTTGACTTCCCCACGATGCTCTTTCTTGTTCCCACATAGGTTCCAGTATTTCTTCTTTAAATACTTCAAAACCTTTAGGATCATCGGGATCCATCCCAATAGCGGGCAAATACACGCCAAAAGTATTTACCATGTTTTGCCACGTTATCAGGTTTATATGCTCTTCTGCTCCCTCTACTAAAGATAGGTTCTCTCTAGTTCGTTCTCTTGCAGGAATCCATACAACATGAGATGAATTATCTCCTGTTACATAGTGAGATACGGTTCTAGCATCTTTTTCATCCTTATCTAAAGAAGGCAGAATTTTATGAATACCGATTCCCTTACCCGGCATAAAACCCATTTCAATAGTCTGACCGTTATCGTCTCTTCTTACAGGCACCATGGTAACTTCCAGTAGTCCTAACGAACCCTCAATTTGGTTAATTATTTGGGACATACGTAATTTAGTACCAGAGGTACTACGAATACTGTGTGAAAGTATCATAGATTCCATCATATCTCTGGTTGTCGGATTATTCGTGTACATGTTAAAAATAGAAAGAACTTTGCCTCGGGATGTTGGGTGCTCTACGCCAAGAAGAATTTCTTTTGAGTTTTCACTTAACGCGTCATACTCAGTCTTCCACTGTTCCCCGTCATCGTCTCCATGATATATTATACGCAGATCCTCTAAATCATTCTGCGCTCTTGGTTTTAAGTTCCACGACTGATCTCCGGGCATCCATGACCAGTCCCTTGTTGCTAGTGGTCCAGTTAGTCTATTTAAAGAATGTTTCATAGCCTGATACGAGGTTTCTGTTGTTCCTTGAATCACCTCTGGGCTTACTAAATACATTAGTGTATTTATCTGATGAAGATTGTGATCACTCATACTATCGAATAAAAGTTTCATAGCATACTCAGGACTAACGGAAACAGTTTTACCATCCTGAGAGATTTCCATTGTCTCCAGTTCTGGTGTCATAGTATATCGTACAGCTTCATCTAAAAACTCCCACATAGACTTTCCCATCGCAGCAGAAGAGTCGTTCAAAGCAACACCAAGGTTTGCAGATACACCCCTAAGATATTCTGCAAAGAATGAGTCATCGCCCAAACCCTCAAATATTCTATTAATTAGATTCAGACCATCGCCTCTAGTAGCTCCCGCTATTCTTCTTAGGTCTCCTAATACAGCTAAAGACACCAGCATTTTAGAAGCAGCTTCTGGGTTCGTTAGAAGCTCTTCTGTATCCATTAATGCTCCTGTTCCATATTCAGATTTTAAAAGCTGCATAGACTCTATCATAGCGTCTCCATATGCTCTATAAAATGAAGGAGTCTCTTTATATTTGTGTATGGAGTTGTCATGCATAATCCAAGCTCCAATACCGTACATCCTTAGGGGATCCATATCCACACGTTGTCCGTCCTCTCCTACATCAAAGAACTTAATACCTAAGTCTCCATTTTCCATAATATCTTCTATATGAAGGATATTAATATCTACATCCTCAGGTAGTCCCATGCCTGCACGCAGCATAGCATTAGCATCAGCATTTATTTGCTTAACTGCAGCTATAATACTTTCCTGAACCTGTGGAGCTAAAGCATTCCAGCCGTTATCTTTAATAAATCTACTAAGATGAGCACCATCATCACTACTGGCAGGGTCTATAAGGTACGACTCCATAGTACTGCCCCATGAAACTTTAGTACTCCGCGCTGCTTCTGACATAGATTGCTTATCTCTTACATTATCCCATATCCTATCGGTTTCTTCACTAACCTTAAACGCCTTAAAACTATCACTGTAGGTTCGCAGGATAAGCATATTTGTATCATGAGAGAACTCACCCTGACTTGCTCGTAGTACATAGTTTTCAATAGCCGTATTCCACTCACTTATAGGAGTATCAAGATCTCTTACATTTGGTATATCCTTTAGGTTTATAATTTCGCTAAATATTCTAGCAGTATTCCAAATCCTCCTTTCATCTAAGGTTCTAGGCCTATTGATCCTTTGTTTCTCTGCTAACAATTCTAGCATCTCTTCGTTGTTTAAACTATACTCTACTAATGATGCATCCATATCCATGAGAATACTATCATAATACGCAGTCATTGGATCATCTGGATCCATCTTATCAATAGCCAACGCTAACGCTTGTCGTTTTATTTTCCAAGTGTTTGCTTCCATATCCTGTATACCTAAGTCTAAGAACATATCTATAATATGTTTAGCTTCTGTTGTTTTAGCTGGTGTCTCTTCCCTTCGTCTTACTTGATTATCTAGCATAGCTTGCGCATTATCACCAATATCTTTAGTTAAGAATATTGGCTCAGTTAGATCTGGCTTTTGGAACGTTATATATGATGCAATAGCATCTTTAAGTTTCCCTATATTGCCAAGTAACTCTTCAGACTCTATGAGGCTAGTACGCTCTTCTTCACTCATAGCCTGAATCCGCTCACCTAAAAATCCATCTTCTCCAAAGAAGTCTCCAACCTCCGTTAGATTATTTACTTGAAACTGGACAAACTCATCCCACTCTTCTTCCCCCCATATTTGTGCAAAGTAATCTGTAAGCGGGGAATATTCACCCTCTACAAATAATTCTTCTACCAACAACCAAGTGTCACACTCTTCTACAATCTGAAGATCAAAATCATGATCTTGCTCAACCATACGGACTTCATTATTAGCTTTTTGGTGTTCTTGTCTTCTGATTTGACTAGACATACTATCTACCCACTTAACAACACTCTCTGCATCAATCGGCCCAGTTCCTCTCATTAAAGCTTCTGCGGGGCCGAGAGGTATGGTTTTACCTGTTTCATCAAACTGGTGAGGCCCTGCGATCCCCAGCTTGTGCAGTCCATAAGGATCTCTAACATTAGGAGCAACGCCACCAGTGTCCTGATAAAAAATATCTAGACCGGTTTCAACAAAAACTTCTCTTCTTAACCTTTCCTCTTCGGGCTTCAGATGACCCGTCCATCCATACGCACTGGGCCGCTGATGTTCCCACTCCCCACTCTCCAAAAGCCTTGCTCCAGTGTCCGTACTTCCTCTTGTATAACGCCAATTTTGTCTCGTAGAAGAAAGAGTTTCAGTAGGTACTGTTAACATCTCATCTAATTTTTGCTGTCCTTTAGCTTCTCTAAGTCTTGTATTCCACGGAGGCTCGGGAGACCTCATCATCAGACTCCTTCGCGACATAGGTGTTGATTGCTCTAGATTATTTTTTCTGTTATTCCCTAGCATATTATCTATGAGTGTGTCATATTTCTTATCATTAATTGGTAAACTAGGCATCAGCTACCTCCCTTCAGCTTACGTAGGCGTGCAAAAAGTAATTCCTTTTGTTCCTTGAGTCGTTTCTCTGCCAAGCTACCCTCAAGAACAACCTTCTGATATTGAGAAAGATCTTCAAGTCTAGCTATAGCTTGATCTCTATCCAGCTTACTAATTTCTTCATTTGTTATCCATTTATATTTTCGCTTAGGATCTTCATAAATGTTTTCTATACCAACTACCCCAAAACCAGTACGTTTTTCTACGGGAAGGATACGTTCTGTATTAAGAATCTCAGTTAATTCTTCTTCATATGCATCTCGTTCCGCTTTTTGTGCAGCTATATCAGGGGCCGAAAGATCTACTTGTTTTATAATCTCATCAACGCTTCTCATCAAACCGATTCTCTCCTGCTCTTTCTGAGCTAAAGACTCTTGTAGAGCTATACTTTGTCTCTTATTAAAAGCATCTCTACGAGCCTGTATCTTAGCATCCTCATCAGCTTCCTTAGCGTCTTCCTCATACAGTTGCCGTTTTGCTTCTCTGTCCTCATCTTCCCCTCTAGCTACCCCTATTGCGGCTATTAAATCTAATTGCTCTTGAGCTAAGTCCTTTGCTTCTTGCATATTATTTGTATGCCCAACGAAATCTCCTGCTATAGCTTCCTTTCCCTCCGCAACAGTCATGATTCTGCCATTGATTCTAGCATCATTCTCCCCAAGAGTATGGCTATACTCCTGTGCTTCTACCCCTGCGTCATTGCCCGCCGCCACTCTATCCTTTTTGTTTTGTTCATTCTGCTTTCTCCAGTAATCAAAAAGCTTAGTAGCCTGACTTAGGAAAGCAGCTCCGTTTTGCCATGCTTCCATCATTTTCGTATGATAGAATATAGCAGCTCCGTTAGCGTTTTGTGTACGCTGTACCTGACTAACTGGAGTCAGTCCCATTACCTTTAAGGATCTATCTACTTCCGGAGTACCCGGAGGATTAATCTGCATAACACTAGACATTTTTTACCCCCCTTTTTTCTGAGGTTTGAAGTAGACCTTCCCATTTTTTAATAAAGTCAAATATAAGATCGTGTTCATTAGTATATATGTTTTGATCAATAGCTTTAGTTACAACCTTTTCAAGTCCTTGATTAACGGCTGCTACTGGATCAAACTGTAACTGGGCATAGTCTAAGATAATATTATTATGGTGCTCAGTAAAGTTATTACCTAGTGTATCTAGCTTATCAAACAACACTCTTTTGTTTTCCCTATCTAATAATTGATACTCTTGTTCAGCTTCTTTGTATTTAGGAGCTAGCATCTTATCAATCATATTATAGTTATCAGAGTATAGTATGTATTCTTCTTGGGGATCTATAGGATTATAGTCTTCTTGTACAAGAGAATATATAGGAACCAGAGCACCTTGAACAGATACAGCAATCCTACCTGCCTCATCCGTATGTATCTCATCTGGAGTATATCCATACTGTATCGCAGAGTATAAGTCTTCAGAGTGTATCCTTCGGCCTACAGCATGAGATAGTTTAAAATCATCTCTTGTAGTAATGTGATTAACTGCGTCTTCTGTATTTAGTTTATTATTAATTCTACTAAGCTCTAAAGCCCTACCTTCTCCCATTATACGACTACGCTCAATATCCATTTCATATTCTTTTTGTAGCCACGAAGGCCACGAAGAAGCGTTATTCTTAAAGTAATCTCCCCGTTCAGAATCTGATGGAAGCTGGTCAAGCTCTCTATTTATACGGTTAGTTGTATCACTTTTAAAAGATGAGCCCGGATATGCCTGCTCTTCTAGTTCCCACATTTTATCATTAATATCTGGATGAGAGATAACGTCTCTGGTTTCTCGTTTGAATACTCTATAACGATCCTTTGGACTTAGGTTTGCAGGTATGCTGTTTAATGCAGTCTTACTAGCATCTAGCTGGGCTTTAGCAAGAAGCTGCTTAGGTGTAACAGTTTCTCGCGGAGTACCTTTAGCTATCATTTGAAGTGTATTATAATCAGCCACTGCTACCTCCTCCAATTAAACTATAATAATTATTAGTAGTATCACCACCTGCTTGGGACGCGCCAAGTGCACTGACAGCGTAGCCCATAGTATTAGCAGCACCACCAATTATTCCAGCATAGAGAGATTGCTCAAATGCAGCGGCTGGATCTGGTCCACCATATCGTGCAGGTATAAACGGCACATGTTCGTTATATCCAAAGTCTCGTCCTGCTAAAGCTTGGGCTTGTTTTCGCTCAGATCCAATAAGCTGGTTCGATACATTAATCCTTAGTCCACTCATAGCTTCTTGTGAAGCTTCGTTTTGTTGACGCAGCAAAGCCCTAGCAGTACCAGAGTTTGGATCAATACCCTGACCCGACAACCTAGAGTACAACTCATCCTGAGCAGCCTTATGTTGTTTGCCATAGGCTCCAGCTTGGTTATCCCAATTATACCTAATATAGAAATCCTCTTCAGCTCTTCTTTTGTTGGCAGTCTCAGCAATCATCTTATTATTAAACCATCTCATAGCGTTTTGCTTAGCTACGTTTCGGTTTTCTATTTGATTCTGCCATCTCCTCTGGAACTCAGCTTCCTCAAAGTTAGCCCTTTGGGCTGCAGCTTCGGCTGCTGATGCGTTTGCTCCGGCCTCTGCCTGCATGAACTGCAGTCCAGCCATAACTGGGATTCCCCATATCAGTGGCATTATAAGCCTCCTCACAGCCTGTCTAAGGCATTCTAAAATAAGATGTGCTACCTCCAAGGGTACAGCCGAAACGCCCACACAGGCGATCCTACGGCTTCTCAGGACCAGCTACGACCCTTGTTCCTTCGACCCTGCCACTTTGCGTGGTTGGGGTCTATAATCTGCTCTTTTTCTTTATGGAAATGTACCGCCCCCGACAACTTTTCAGACCACATTCCCATACGTCTATCATCATTCAACCATGTCTTGACGATATCTTGACGAATCTTTTCTCGGTTGTGTTCAATTATTACTTCTACATCTGTAGAAAGAAGATCCTCCCAGTATCCTACCGTTGCTGCAAGGCAGTCTATACGGTCATCCTTAGGTAAGGCTCCTCTCTTATCAAAGATTCTAGTTATCTGTTTCTGTGTTTCTTCTTGAGAGATAGCTCTCTTGTCTATGACTAATCTGTGCTGAGTCATGACAGGTTCTAAAAGGGATATTATCCTAGCTTCCTTGCGACCTACTGCTCTAAAGTCTTCGATGGCAATAGAACCACATACCTCGGTTAGGATTGGTGCGAGTAACTGACAGAACATAGCATCTCCGAAGTTACTCTCAACACGAACTAGCTTAACACCATACTCATAAGCAAGCCGGGCAATTTTCTTAAGAACACCCTTCTCATATCCACCGGGATATCCTACTAACTCATGAATATAGACATAACCATTCGCGAAAGAAGCAACACACACCGCTGTCTCATCTTCTCCACGCCCGCTAGGGTCGATATACATAACCCTTTGAACATAAGGAACAAACTTTTCAGAAATCCACATGGGATCATAAATTAAATCTCCTGTAAGACCAAAGGTAGGAATACCTTTCATCGGTTTAGAATTAGACCAGACAATTTTTTCTGGACACATATCTGGGTGAACATCTATAACAATAAGATCTGATAATCTAAGCGGGAACTTCTCAAAGTCCGCTAAGGATGTGTCTAGTTTATAATGCAACGCAAATAACTTAGGCCCAATCTTAGCCATACGCTCCATCAAAACTTCCATAGGAAATCTTTCAGGCTGGGTTGGCTGGCCAGCCTCTAATCCTGATTGCAATACCCACTCATTAACATCTTCAACCTCAACCACGCTATCTAGATCAGGCATAACTGCAGGAAACTTTGTTACGGGATAACCAGTCTTAAGTTGGTTATAGATTGAATCCTTAATCTGGGGAGTACCTAGAAAGAGAACACGCCCCCCTACATTCCTGATCTGTTCAAACTCAGCCACCTTATTCATAAGCTTTTCTCGGGATGCTGCGGTTTCGCAGTTACCCTCAATCTCAACATCATCAGCAATTACAAAGTCTGCGTGAGAACCGGTTAGCTGAGAAGAAATTCCACGAGCAAAGCAAGACTTGTCTTGTCCAATCTTTGTACGACACTCAACATCAAATGCAAAAGCATTGTCTGTAGTGTGGTCACCGGGTCTAAGCGGTTCACAGTAAGGCACCAGATCCATAATCTTCCTAGTCATGGAGATAAACTCTGCTGCCTTATTACTGGTAGCCGATACAACCATAATTGTTTTATTAGGATCTTGTAAAAGAAACCAAGAGGCTAAACAAGAAGTAATAACCGATTTTCCAAAACCACGCCCAGCTTGTAACTGCATATCGACAGGACCATTTTGCAAAGCATCAGCCATAGCATACTGTGCAGCAGTAGGTTCTCCTATCCCCAGATATTTAAAACAGGCCCAGAGATGATTACGAAAATCGTCTAGCATTTCTTGTGGTATGTTCATTACTTTACTTCCTTAGTTATTATTGTGTAAAGAAATCACGGAATGGCGTACCACCCTTTTTAGTATTGCTTGCAAGCCTATTTACCCAGCGAGCTCTCTTATGCTTCAGCACACGGTCCCTCGTTTTGGCAAAGGCCTTGGCAAGCCCCTTCATCGTCTTGATAGGGGTCTCGGACATAGGGGCAATACTTTGATCTTGATAATTTCTCATGACATGGCTCAGGAAACTCCTACCACTACCATGCTTTTTTCGGTAATCCTCAGCTCTTTTAACTAATTCTCTCTGCCAGACTCGTGCTTTTTTCTTCTTACCCATGATCAATATCCTTTCTGTTGGTTGTTTATGGCCTTCTTAAATAATCGATAAGAGCTGCGCCACCTGATATAAGGTTTGTGGCAGGATTGAACATCGCAGTCAATCTATATTTGTTCATTCCTCTAGAGGTTGCTTTAACTGCGCCCTTAACCGATTTACTTGGTTTTGCGGCAGTCCCTCCTCTTGTCTCCATGCTTTTTCCGACCTTCGCGATTTTCTTAGTGGAAGCTTTCTTCTCCGCGGCGGCAGCCTTTCTATCTTTTTTCTTTTTCCACGCTGGTCTAGTGTCTTTTCCCCGTTTACCTAAAGCATTCTTAGCCATGATCAATATCCTTTCTTGGAATTTGTTGTAGCTTTCTCTGAATTTCCGCTACCACCACGAACAGAATAATCATTCTTTGGGTTGGAGTACATTTTCTCCATGCGGTGTTTGTTAATCAACTCTATGTAAGTTCCGTATGGGTCCGAGACCCCCGGTGCAAATGTTGTTACTGAACTGTTTGGCATATTAAGCTCCCTTCTTATTTTTTTGCATATCCTTTACGATATGGTTTTCCACCCTTAGGTGGTTTCTTTCTAGATACTACGGCACCGCCCCCAGCTTTTTTGGGTTTTGGTTTAGTCTTCTTAGGTTTATACTTACGCCAGCCCCCAAATTTCAAAGCCTTTCTTCCTTGGTCTTCATTCCCGGAATGGAAGTGGAATAAACCAAATGCCGTTGCGAGCATTCCCCGGAATGCAGCACTACCCGTTGGTCTCTTTTTTTGGGGAACCATACCCGTCATCTCCCCAATTCGTTGTCTAGTTTTTTTATTCTTATAGATATTTTTTCCGACTACCGCCTTTTGATACTTACCAAGCCAGCCGGGCAATTTTTTAGCCATATTAAGCTCCTAACTTTCTAAATGGAATACTGTCGGATAACCTATCTTCTAGGAAGTCTAAGGCTTCCTTAGGAATACCCTCCAACAGTTCTCCGTTGTCATTAAGATACCCCCGGATAACTTGATATAGACCCGGAGTACATTTCTGAGGATCGTCTAGATCTGCTAATAGAGAACTCAAGAGCAGATCGTTGAGTTTGTTTAGTTTGTTTTTATTCATAGAGACCCTCCGTTAAAACGCAGCGATGTTGAAGGCGTAGTTATTATTGTGTCCGTGGAATTTAGAGTAATTATAAACCCAAGCACCACCAGAGCCAAGAGAGTAGAATACATTATTCCATACCCTAGAGGATGACATTTGGCTTCTAGCAGAGTTATTAGCAGCCGCATAAAAGGAAATACCCCATTTAAAGTTTATAGTGTAATTATGTTGAAATGACATACGGTTAAGTTTGCCTGTGTTGTGTCCACTTGTCCCGAGTAAATATGCATACCCAATATCAACGCCGGCTTGCATGTGGTTGCCATGTATTTGCAACCCATATATTCTTCCAGCATAGGGGTAAATAAACATTCCCCTAGCATAAGATGCAGTAAGTAGATTAATACCTTGATAAGATAGGTTTGAAATCTTTTTCATAGGGGGAGTTACGTATGATGTATTGTTATTAAGCCGAATATTATATGCATTTATATTTGCAGCATCAGCCGATGACATACTCATGTTAAGCAGTCGCATAGTACTGATGTGATTATCTCTCATTGTAAAGTTGCTACTGTTGCCTGTACCCCACCTAGTATTACGGGTAAACTCAACAGTCACTCCAATCCAGTAAGATATCATGGTATTTCCTATTATTTGAATACCCTTAGACCACCCCCATTGACCTACAGAAGTATCTGCATCATGGTTTATATCTTCTGAGTCTTGGCAAGTAACAGTACGTATAGAGCCCCAATTGGCAGGTGCCTCACCATAAGTACCACCTCCACCAACCGTATAACCTCTACCCTGTCCCCAGAAAGCAGTGTGCTCAATAGTATCCGGGGGCTGGGTTCTTACATTACCTATCTTATTATCTCGGATCTCAATATTGTTTCCATAGAATTCAACATCATACCTAAGACTATCATTACCCTGATATCCAAAATTAGATCTTTCTTCGTTCCAAGGTAGGGTTTTTATATCACAGCTAGTAATAGAATTGTTTCCTGTAATCCCCGATCTAAGATAAACAGCAGAAAGGCAATGAAATTTGGAGTTATCTATATGGATTTCCCTAGAAGTATAAGTAGAAGTGGGACATACAACTCCCCAAGAACAATCATTAAATGAGCAATCCTTTACATGAACACCATCACACTCTTCCACCCTAATACCAGCTCCATGATTTTTCCCACTACCCCAACGGCACTTATTAAAGGTGCAGTTCTCAAACCGAATATTCTTACATCGGTATAACTCAAAGACATTACCCCTGAACCCATTAAAGGTACAGTTTCTAAATGTAAAGTCTCTTGCATGCTCTAGCCTAAAGAGGTTATCATTAAAAGCTACAACACGACCATATGCCCCACCAGAGTTACCATCAGACCCTAACCACTCGCTACCAGTATCCATCTCACAACTAAGTTCAGTACTAGTAGCGACTGTTACTGTGTGATCTACATCAAGAAAATCGTCAGGGTCCTCTAAGTCTGCCGCAGGAATATCATGATCAATCAGTAGCATCGTAGCTCCCACGCCCACACCATGACCAGTCGGGACAGTCACCTTAACAGTGTTGTCTGTAGACTCGGAACCATTTCCGGTCATATAGATTGCGTTTTCTTCACAAACCATCTCACTAGAAAGTTCGTGATTAAACGTCATGTTATCCCACAGCCAGTTTACAGCTTGGCCTGTATCTGTTGTGTCCGTATGGGTATACTTCTTTACAGTAGTAGCAGCGGATGTACCAGATGCATATGTATGATTAAGTGGTTCTTCTAGATAAATCATATTATTGGCAGCATCGACCCGAGAAATAACAACTAGCTGAATCGCATATACTTCGTCATCTACCCCACTACGATCCCATACCTGATGATCTATTGCATTATCCCCAGTAACTGGACCTTCAATCTCAATCATATCCCCAGCAACGAAATTAGTTTCGTCTGCTACATGTATACGTGTATCGCCTTTAATAGCAATTGTTGATAGCGTGGTTGATTGGGTAGTTCCAGCAGCATCCATCCGTATTACTCTATAGTTTGATGACGTATTATCATTAAACTCAAGAGTTCCGTTTCTAACCGTAATATCCCGCTTACCGGGAAGAGTTATCTGTGTGCCGTTATCAGTACCATCTCCAATTTGGTGGGTTCTTGATCTGAAGTCAAGTATGCTTAGTGTAGCGGTCGTAGCTTTAGTTACACCAGCAGCTGTTCTATAGTAGCCAAGTGCAGCTTGATTTAGTGCAGTCTGTATATCGGCGGAGTTGTCAGCATCACCATTAGGATCGTCCCCCCCACATAGAGCTACAAGAGGATCTAAAGCAGACGGAAGTGAGGCAGGAGTCCACTTACTTGTGCTAGCGGTAAAAGATAAATATTGACCCTCAGTAGGAGAGGTAGTAGCTACATCATCAAGATCTTGAACACTGTCTCCTGTAGATAGAATCTTATCAGTCGACAAGGCATCTGTTATGTTCCGCTCTACCTTCTCCCATGAATCACCATCCCAGTAAATCATCTGTCCAGCGGGTGCTGAGGTATCGTCATCTACATTAACATTAACATCACCGAGCTCTGAAAGTTTAGTACCAGATAACTCCTGTTGAACAAACTTAGTTGTTGCTAAGATGTATGAGTCATCACCAGCAGAGGGAGTTGCAGCACTTGCTGTAGTTATTTGATAAGCCCCGGCTCCCCAGTTGGACAATAGAGGAGTGCTGCCATCTTGTTCAAGAGGCGCAGAAGAGCTTACTACTTGCCACGCAGACCCACTATATCTAACCAGATTATACTGAGCAACAGTAATACCACCCCAAGTACTATGAGCCGCGGTTCCGCTTCCAGAATGGGTAACTGTGTCCCCAGCAGAAGGTGTAGCTCCGACATCGGTATAGATAGAATTATAGAACGTCTCTCCAGCACTGCCAACCATATCACCAGCTCCCTTAAATACAACACCTGTACCTAAAGAAGTAATTTGCTGTTGAAGACTTTTACCCTGAGTAGCCGACAAGGGTCTATATGAATCAGTTGTAGTGACATTATCTACAGTATCAGCTTTAATACCTGTGGCTTCTACGGCTAAACCTGAGTTTGCCTGAAGAAGAATACTAAACTTACTGTCGGCACTACCATCACCTTGAACACCATTCTCTGATCCCAGAGACAAATTATCTATATTAACGTAACCAGCCGCAATAACACCACTAGAATCAAGAGGACAGATACCATCGGGTTGACCAACAGCGGGGTTAAGTGAGTGAATGTTATGCCAAAGAGACATCAACTCTTGAGACAAGAACAAAAGTTGGTCATCAGAGAGGTTAAGATTAGTACTTGTAATCTTAGAACCAGCCGTCCAACTCACCAACTTTGTAAGGGCATATGTCTTACGTAGAACATAGATAGTATCAGCAGCCACAACAGAGGGTAGAATAATATCAGATGCTCGTCCACTCTGAACCGTAGTCCAAGTATAGTCTGCTGCTGTTGTAGATAGACTTAAGATAGTACCTGTTAAAGTATACATAGTACTTCCACTATCGTTAACACTAGGTAGAGTCCACGCCGACCACGCTTCGTCTGATGTAATAGGAGATGCCGAGTGATCGTATGTTCCGGGCGTTTCATCAATAGTGCTATGATCAAATTTTCGTACTACTACTAACTCGTCTGGGTCTGTAAGAGTGCTGCTTAATTGTGTAGTACTATCAATCAAAGTAGAGACATCAATCTCATAACCCGCATTAATAACCTCTGTTCCTGTTTTCTTGATGTATACTACCTTGTCTGAATTATTATCATAGGCCACGGTTTATTCTCCTATGTTGTTAAGAAGTGTGGTATTTGCTTGAACTTACCTGTTAGTTCAATATTAGTTAAGTTCATTGGATTTGGATAATCTGAGGAAATACTAATTACTAAATCATTAGCAAAACCCATTAAAGGGAACTTAAAAACCCCGTCTTCCTCAAAGAAATCATCACCTAGTAATGATTCGGTTGAATCTACCACCTCATGAAAAAATCTGTATGTCTTCGCTGTTCTTTTCTTTCTCGCTATACTTACACTATATGGCCCAGTCTTATGATGCCTTACAACACCATATCTTAGGTTAAGAGCACCCGGAACAATATTATTTTCAGCGTCTCTAATAAACTGATCCGAAAGGGTTACGGTAGAAGTATATTTAGTACCAATATAACCCGTTTCTAGTCCTATAAAATTACCAGAAGCAATTAAATGGGATTCTTCTTCAGAAGACTGGCCGGTATCAACCGATACATCAACTACAGATCCACTATAATCACCAGTAGTACACACAAACTGATTAAGGTCAACATAAGAAAGCGACACTTTAAAAGAAGTTTCATTAGTAGATCCATCATAAGATAGATCATATGGTGTTACTATACGTCTATTATCTAATCTAGGAATACTTCCTTCTTCGGGTAGTAATGATAGCCGTTGAACAGAAACACTGATTCCCATTTGTGAATTCTGTTGTTTAACTACAGCATAAAGAAAATCACCAATAGCTGTCAAAGATAAAACCTCTATACCTTCGGATAAAGTAAAAGTAAAGAATGCATTCTGGACAATCTGATCACCGACAGTTTGGTTTCTATAACAGAAAATCTTATTAGATGGGCTAGAACCCGCAACAACAAAAACCATATTATGAGAAGTTGATACAGCAGCAGACCAGTAGTTGTCTGGAAGATACTCTGGGACATGTCTAGAAAGCTCGAAAGCTTGCTGTCCAGTTGCCTCAAACGATGGGAAATAAATAAACAATCTATTCTTAGAGAAGAAGAATAGGTTATTATTCATTACAATTGGTTCAATATCTTCTGTCATAGGGAAGAATGATGTGGGAGAAATCTCAGCAGTTAAGGGAGAGATCTGATTCTCGGATCCCATTAACTCATATTGAGTATCTCCAGAAGTTCCAAGGAACAAGAAGTCTTTGAATGGCTGTAAGAAAGTAATCGGAGTATACACATTAGAAGATACCTTTAAATCAAGGGGATCTTTAAAAGTAATATTAGCTGGGTCATCAATAAAGAAATTATCAAAGTTTCCTAATCTAGAAGAAGCTAACGCATCAGAAGAAGATATAAATAACCTATCTCTATAGAAAGATAAAGCCTTAATCTCTACCTGTTTAGCCTTTTTATCATTATCCTTAAAGAAAGACGGACCCGGATTACTGTTTGTAGTACCGGAGGTTCTGTGATCCCAATTTACCTTACGAATCGACCATTGATTATTAGCCTCATCCAAATAGATTTGCATAGGCATACGATTCTGGTCAAGCACAGACATTTCATCTGGAGTTCTAACCTTTTCTATGTAAGGTGTATCGTCATTCTGGATAACACGATACCATCCGGGCGTACTCGACAGATAATTCTGAGATAGATAATATATCTTTCCATAACCACTAGAGTTTCCTGAATCAGGATACAAAGCAGCAATAGTTTCTCGTGTATCCGCATCTCCACTATGTGCATTAACATCACTAGTATCCGGAGGCCATTTAAGATCTGAGAATCTACTAACAGATTGTCCGTTGTATAGCTTGGTTCCGTCAGGATATATATAATCTTCGACAGGAATATATTTGGATAGGGTTCCAGTATCAGTATAATGTCTGGCATCAGTGTCGTTTGACGGGCGACCGGTATAATCTTGATTAGTTGGACCGGGAAGCTCGGTATCATCTAAAGTAGACACAACTGTATAAATTGGATACTGTGGCGCATCATCGCTGACACCACCATCTATAACCCTCTGATTCCAAACATAATCTGTTCCTTTAACCCAATACTCACCCTCTCCCTTCGGATCAACAGTAATAGAAGTCTGGTATGTTATCTTTCGTCCCTTAACATCTACTGAATTTTCAGACCCCTCCGCCATCTTAATACCATCTAAACCAAATAGCCGTTCATCAACACCATCTGATGTAAAGCCTGCCTTAACTGTAGTATTGA